ATGGTTATTATAACTGATCCTGTTTTTAATTTTGAAGGCATTATTTTATTAAGCGCTTACGGTAAACACAACTGGCACATCATGGATTTGAAGAACGGTACAGCGGCTAGCGCTGCCTTATATAGTATTGCTGAAACAGCAAAAGCGAATAATCTTAAACCGTATGAATATTTTTTATATCTGCTAGAGCAGTTAATGCACTATCCAAGAAGTAATGTTCCAGAAAACAAATTGGCAGAATTAATGCCTTGGTCAAAGAAATTGCCAGATCGTTGTAGAAAACTAAAAATTCAGTAAATTTACCGCCGCCCCAATCGGGCGGCGAACTTATTGACCTGGACTAGTTATTTACCATTTACGTATAATCAGCTTTGTGTATCATGGTGGTATCACGTATTATCTAGCATCCTCATTTTAAACTATAAGTTTATGTATTATTTTCACCTTATTATTATCGAAACAATTCTTTATCCAATACAATTAAGTTACTTGTAGGCTTAATGTTCCACTCATTATCAAAAATCGATAATAACTGTATACCTGCTTTATCGTTTTTCGTTACCTGCTCAACACAATTATCATTAACCATAAAACTAACAGGTATTAATACTTGTTCTAATGTATCCTGATTAGCTAAGCCGATATATGAATTATTTGTTACTGCTATATCACTGTTGACATCAATTAAAAGTAAATTTTTTTTCTTGTAAAATCCTACATATTTACCCAGTTGTTCTGCATTAGTACAAACAGTATTTAAATAATTACAGCATACAATTTTACTCAATTCCTTTGCAACAACTTGATAAAATTCAATCCATATTTTTACTGTCTCGAGATTTTGATAGTCATCTATTGTTGAATAATGCGAAACTATATTTCTCTCTTGAATTAATCTGCTCAATGCCTGATCTACATGGCTTTTATTTATATCATTTATTTGGAATAAACTTTCCTTATCAGTTAGAAATTCTCTAATAACCTTGCTATTGGCTAATTTATTATCAATTTTTATGTCAAACCTTCCGTATAACGACTTCAATTGAGATGTATCCATATTTTTACCTGTATATGTGATAAAATCCTTCTTCAGTTCAAAGTTTATAGAGTTTTTGATATTATCATAAGTTCCATCTTCAAATATATATCCAGGTAATTCATACAGTTTAAGCCTTTGAACTAAATTCCCCTCTCTAATTAAAGTATCTTTCATCAAAAGGTAATATGCATATAGTAAGTCTTTATTAAATGTTTCCCACAAACTATATGACCTATTTATTATCCCAACGTATAAAATTTCTTGATTATTTCTGTAGTATGCTTTCTCATCATCATTAAGTAATTTCACATAGTTCAAAAGTTTGTTTATCTGTTTCAGAAATTCGTCTCTCAACTCAATAATATCATTCATTAGCATGCTCCTGTATAACTGAATCAAAAATTCCTTTATAAAAAGCTTTTCGTCTTATAACATCACTTTTATTATTGTTTCTCCCATTAAAATCTTTTGTATTGTTAACAAACATTTCTTCAATTTTTTTAATCACTTCATCTTTATAAATGACTAGAATTCTTACCATATCAACATTATCAATATAATCAGACAATGCATTTAGCATTGGATCATATACCAGTTTTGATGGCGATTTATTCCATGAATATTCTCCATTTTTCTTCTTTGTATACATAGAAAATGCTTTTACATCAAAAACTTTATCCGCTAAGTATAATACTTTATAATATATTTTTTCTAGTTCATTAATTGTATTTTCATCATACTGTTTATTAGCCTCTTTCAAATATAAATCCAATATGTCTTTAACCTTGGTTGCCGGATTTTCCTCTAATTGACGATATGCAAAAAATCTTAATACCAACTCAACATCTTCCATTCTAATATATGTCTTTATGTTCTTATTTGAACTTTCATCATCTGTTTCACCATTATCTTCATCTTCAGCATTTTCTAAATTGGCTTGCTTTATTAAATCTGCTGGCTTAAAAGGAGCTATGTTCCAAAGTTTATGCAAATCCGAACACTCATCTGCTATTTTCATACACAATTGATTCATTGGTCCATTATATAATGCATTTCTTGTTTCCTGATCCGTTAGTTTAGTTCCCCCCGTATTCAATCTCTCAAAAACAAACTTTTTTAGAATCTGCTCTTCTTCTGAATTTTTAGCAGTTTCTTTTAAAATAACTATTGTAGAAATATATCTTCTGTCAATACCACTTTTAACCTTATTAGGCAATTGACTATACGTCATACCATTTAACTCTTTCCAAATTTCCAATCCCTCAAGTTTAAATTTATCAGTATAATAATCATATACTGTCGACAATCTTTGCAAACCATCCATCACTTCATATTTAGAATAATCTATTTCATATAAAAAAACTGGTGGAATTGGTACGTTAATTATAAAAGACTCAATCAGTCTTGATTTTTGAACATTTGTCCAAACTCTCCTTCTCTGATATTCTGGATTAAATTGAATATTTTTACTTAAAATATCTATTATGTTCTGTAATGGATACCTTCCCTGCTCCGTTATTATTCTTAATTCCCCATCTTGATATTTCTTATCAATTTCTTCTTCCGTCATCTTATAACCAGATTCACTATATTCTTTAAAGCTCAAATTCTCACATTCAATTAACATTCTAATTCCTCCTTTATTAAAATTTCATATATTATATTTCATTCAGTTTAATAGTTCCTATTTACTTACGATAAAACAATTCCAAATACTTCTGATAATACGCTCTAATTCTATCTATTACCTGAATTTCGCCGCTGCCGTTTCTTCAGAGGGCGAGATACTCATTGAGCCGTTCAAATTCACTAATGACGCTGATGACTTCAGGAATCATAGATGCTTTCTTCCTCAGCCGCTTTATGTTGTAATAGAAAGAGCTGGTAGGTATCCCATTCTGACTGCACCAGGCGTAATCAGATAAGCCACTTACGCGGCACTGCTGGATGCAATCCATCCAGTATTCATCTTTTTGAGCTTTTGTCATATTTTAAAATCCTCCAAGAAAATATGGAGTAAAATGATACAAAAGTTTGAAGTGAAATAGCAATGAAATGCTACAACCTTTGTTGTTCAAGAACAGAACTTAGAGTGAATTACTACAACTGTCCTTATTTTACAGCAAAAAAAATCAATTAGCACGACGGTAGATTATGTTGCGCTTACTTTTGATCTTTATTTTGCATCAATATATGCCTTGATTAGTGTCTCAAATTTTACATTATTATATTTAGATTCAAACTTGTATTTTGCATCCAAATATTCTGCTATAAATTCTCTGTTTATTTTAATCATACATTCTGCTTTTTTTGTATTTGTAATATTAATTTGTTTCTTCAAAGACTCAATGAATAAATCACATAACTCATTCGAAATATAATCAAATCCCTTCGAAAAATTACAAATATCAATCAAGAACGTTTTTTCAAGATCTCTATCACCTGTATCGCCATACGCTTTCTTCAATCTTTCTTCTTGTTCTTCTTTAATCCGTTGCTTTTCAATATCTCGCTCCCCTTTACTTTTCATCTTACCCAAAAGTTCTTTTTTTTCATATAAATCAAACGGATTAATTTTATATGTACCTGATTTATAACCTAAGTCATACATTTTTTCTAGTAGTTTCCGAAACTTAGAGTCTCCATCCTTGAATCCACTTAGACTTTTTGGATCTCCTAAGAATAAATACTCCATATCTCTAATGCAGGAATCTAATGCTGACGCAACCTCTTTTTTCAGTTTCTTAGAGATCCCTAAAATGTCACCTTTTGAGTTTATCACTGTGCTGGTATATCCCATATGAAACAGCTGATTCCACTGATGTGGAAATGTTCCCCAATAGCCTAACTCTGACTGTCCAGAAATTCGAGTAAAATTAGCCTGCGCAGTTTTCCAATGGATTCTTGTCCAATCTACATTGGCAATCTCAAATACGTTTCCTAAAAAATTTTTAATAGCATTTTTGTTTAAATCAATTTCAGCTATTACATCCTCCGGTATAATTACCATATTGGAATATTCATTCATAGAAATAGAAGTCAATAATTTATACACTTCATCTCTATTATTCGCATAAAGATTAAAATAGCTTTTTACAGTATTCTCATCTGAACAAATAGCAATAAGATTATTCTTCATTGTAGAGTATAAACTATCTACATATTCAGCATTTTTTTTACTAAAGATATTCTTTATTTCTTCCTCAAATACCACGCTCTCAATATATCCATAGTTCTTGGGCTCTCTATTATTTCTAAAATAATGCTCTACTGACTTAAATTTGTTAATATCTGATCCCACAAAAATATCCAGTCCTGTAAATACACAATAAATAGGTGCCATAGGGATTAATTCAAAAACAGCCGGAATTATATTATGTAATTCTGTTGGATTGCCCGAATCAAGCTTTTTTACATATACTACTGCTAGATTAGAATCAAATTTTAGAATATCTTCCTCATTTAGATTGTAAACCATATTGCTAAGAACACTTTTTTTGTCTGCATTCCAGTCTGCATGATCTAATCCATAGGTATCTATCATTTTAAGTTTATCAATTTTTAAATCATCAAATATAAATGCATACTCATTCGATATACTGTCACTTATAGTCACTGAATCAACCATCCCTGTTAATGAAAAGTTTCCCTTTTTCTGTAATGCATACGTTAATAAAATCTTCTGTTCAAATAACTCATCCAACTGCAATTCCACTTCATAGGATTTGGATTTCATTAGATACTTTGCAATTATTTTTTTTATAATTTCACGGTGCATCTTCTTATAATATTCTTCAAAATAACCTTGAATTGATTTTGATAAGTCTAGTAGACCCTGATTTTCCTCCAGTTCTAATTCACGATACAATGAATCGCTTTCTGCAGAATGTCCCGCATCTTTGATGTCATTTAAAAAAGCAAACTCAGACTTATCAAAAAAGCCTTCTACCGAATCTAACATTTTGAAAAATCGACTTTTGAGTTTCTCTTGCTCTTCTAATGTCTTAAAAAATTCCGTTTGACTGAAAACAAATGATCCGTTCCAATGCTTGTTTTCACTAAACTTCAACTGAAGTATCTCCTCACACAACTTTTCCAAATTATCTATATAGTATCTGTACTCCATGTCTTCTCTATTTAATTTTTTAACCTTTTCATAAAAAAGATTATTAATTTTCGTATTGCATTCTTTTATCTTACTTTCTAATTCCGGGTTATCTTTAGTGAATTGTACGGAATAATCATAACAAAAATACCTCAAATATCCTTCCAGTGATTTTTCCTTTTGTTCGCCAAATGCAGACAAACACAGCTGATACAAATAATTATGATAATTCAAAAACTTCATGCACTGAACAAATTTTTTTTGGTTTAAAAACTTGATTTTTGCTATTGGTTTCTCCTGATACTTACTTATATCATAAATAACACTGGATCTCGTTGTCTGTCCATCATTTGTGGAATCTATATATTTAGAATGAAGTAAAAAACTTTTTACAAAAGATGATTTACCCGCACCACTTGCCCCTAATAATAGTAGTGTCAGCTCAGTAGTTTTTCCACCTGCCGGCTGATTAACAGTAATTGCATCACCATTACTATTATCCTCTGCAATCCATCGAATCTTTACAGATTCATCCTTCTCTCTACTAAACAAAATACATCCCTGTTCTCGTAAATATTCCAGTATAAAAGGCATTTTATAATAGTACATAAGCTTAAAAGGATTTTCGCCGTTTTCAATATTTAAAACAGACTGATTCATCCCTAAAAGACGTACTCCTCTGTCATGAAGCTTCTGAAAAATCGGACTTCCCGAAAAACCTTGAAACAGCCGATAATCCTTATAATTGTTATACCAATGATAATCGTCTGTAATTTGGAACACTCCTATTCTAGAGTTTGACGGGAAAACCGGTTTATAGATTCCTTTCACTAATAGCTTCGATGAAATATCATTGTCTGATAATACTTCCGGAAATCCTTCCATGCAGATGCTATCAATTTCTTCCCCTCCCCACAAAAGTCTTGTTTCTAAATCAAGATCAATATCTCGATGAAAAGACAACAGTATCACTGCAATGTCTTCCACACAATTCATGTTTGGGCTCACTTCTTCTAACTTTTCGTTTTTGAGGGAAGTATAAAATAATTCAGCGCTGATTTTATCCTTATCCATTTGTCCTGAACTAATCTCTAATTTTCTACCCTCTTTATCGTAAATATCAAACTGAAAATACTTTAGAAGATCTTCTCCATTTCGTTCACTCCTTGACAATGGAATATCACTTACCAAATGCTTATTTGTAAAAATAATATAATTATGTTCTCCAAGATTTCCATTTCTTGGTTCGCAAGGATATATTATCCCTGTTCCCATTTGCATAGCTGTTCGGATTCTGACAATATTTTGATTAATATCCATACTGTTCTTGTCCCCATTTCTTCTTTTGAATTATAATATTATTTATAAACTTATACTCTGTTCTCTCGTTATCTTTAGCCCATTGTAGTCCGAATTACTATAAACAGATTTTGTCTGTGACAACTTTATAATGTCATCATCTACTTTAACAGAATTTTTTTTATCTCGAAGAGCTTCCTCCACATTTGTAAGTACAAATTTATCACATGGTATTATTCTTATGATTTCATCAAGACCTTCATTATTTTCTGAAGAGCCGTGATGTGAAATTTTTATTAGTGCATTCTTTGAAATCGGGCATATTGTCTGTGAACCAGTAAGAATTTTAATCGTAGGAAGAATATCTTTAAAATATCCATCACCCGCCATTAGTAATAATGACTCCTCATATTCAACAAGACACATAATAGAGCTTTTATTTACCACGTATGCGTTTCCACTTGGATTCTTGCTCTTTTCCTTATACTGTTGATAGTAGTCATAGAGTGGTTCTATTTCTTTACGATCTGTTGGCGACAAAAAGGTAATATAGATTTGATTTTTTTCTTTTTTAGGAAGTTTTCTTCTTTGTTCAGCGCTTAAAAAAATTGCATTTCCAGAATTGTATTGATACTCTTTATAAGAACAAATAATTTCCCTTCCTTGTATCATTTCTTCAAATGCTTCCGCTTGATTATATGATACTAGTCCATTTACAAATCTGTTATATACAAAGACGGTATCGTTTAACTTACTTTTCAGATTATAATCCTCTGCCTTAGTATACAACTTTAATAAACCTTTTATGTGATCCTGATCTATATGTGTTAATATAATATAATCCACTTTTCCGTTGACATCATCTCTTATATGTTCTAAACATTTTTTTGAGCTAATCCCCCCATCAAATAAAATGTTAATCTCATCCTTATTATCATCTATAAATTTCACAAGAAAGAAATCCTCTTGCCCTTTTGAAAAATTACTAAACTCAATCATTGTACTTTTACCTCATTGACTAATTAAACCACCCTACCCATAATTAACTGAATCAAATGAATCAAATGATTCAAATAATTTAACATATATTCTCTAGCTTCACTTTGACGATAATCTGCAACCTGAATTCCCATTGTTATGCTGTTGCCTTCATATTTTTTCAAAATCGCTTTGCTTAATTTCTCAAAATCAGTAATTAGTTCCATAGTTTTATCTTTTAATTGCGTCAATTATTTCAAAAATAATTTCAAATAATTGATGGGGACTTATATGATTCAGAAGTTATCTTTAGTATTACTACTTTAACTACCTTTGTTTTTTATTGTTCGTTGTTTTTCGCTCATTTGAAGAGAGCGAATTATTTACTTCTGGTTTACCATATAATAAATCCAGATATCTCCCACAAGCCTTACAAAGAACTATAATCCCATCTTCGCTTATATCATATTCTGGCAATGGGCCATCATACTTCTGACATGCTTCTTTGATTTTATCAAATCCACGCCCCCACGCTTCAATCATACCGCTCTTAAAAAAGATATCAGCCAGTTTTGGATTGTATGGTTTTGAAGAATGCTTTTGAAATAACTTTTCGGTAGATGTTAAGTTCATAGGCATAACACCATCATTCCAGACATACATTTTATCTTCGTAAACACTAATCTGAATTGGGTTGCATCTATTTTTCTTAAAATAGATATATTCTGATATGTTAAACATTTTTTGATCTATTTTAATATTTTCGGATATGTAAAATTGGTTGTCTGTTGATAATATTTCTCTGTTCAAAATTAATAAAAATACCAACTACCTTTCTCGCTCATTACAAAATCGACTTTAAAGCATTTTCCATAAGTTTTTTCTCATATTCATCCAATACAGATAAAATTTTTTGTAAATTACTAACTACGTATTTTTTTGTTGATTCTGTATTAAGCGTAATTAATTTACTGTTCTTCTCTTCTATACGTTTGATTGCATCCACCGGAAATCCAAATTCTACAAGTTGTTCTCCAAAATAACTCTTAACTCCTGCTGCTTCTTTCTAAATCAGATATAGCTCTTGTTGGCTCAATCTCACCCCAATCGTGATATGGTGAATGATGAATAAAAGCACAACATATATCATAAATTGGTTGCGCCCACCCCAATCCTAAATTCCACATAACATTATTTAACATTGCCCTATCAGTGATAAGTTGCTTCTCATTCTTCCATCTTTTACCAGCATTAAACTGTGCAAGCAAACACTCCATTTGATTTATATCATTAATAGAATTTAAATAAGCCACACGAATCAATGAATCCAATTCCAACCGCAAAATACTTCCAATAAGAGAATAGAGTTTTTCTTCCATAAGCCAAGAAAAAGCTTTTTTATTCTCTTCTTTTCTTTTTAAAACAGCATTAATAAATATGTTTTCATTATCACACATACTGTATTCCTCCTGTAATTCCACTGATGAGAATTTTAAATCAACCTTACCCCGCCACTTCCACAGCATTTTCCTTAATCTCATTCACCAACTTCACAATCTCAGCCTGCCTCTTACTATCAAACAGCTTCACAAAGCTCATTGGTTTATCAAACGGCGGTTTCATCAGTTCCGTTATATTTTCTATGTATCCATTCTGCTCCACATAATCCACAATCTTTTTCACAAAAACAATCTGCTGTTGGTTCAATGATTCATCATTGATAAACTTAGAAAATGCTTTCATCGCAGCTTCATGCTCAAGCTTTGCTATCTTACGGATAAGAAGACCAAATGGTGTATCTCCGAACTCTCGTTTGTAATCTTCTTCATCGCCCAGTTCTTTTGTAAAGATGCTTTCGAGTGCCTGATAGTCTCCCGATTCCAGTTTTACATTATTTCGAAGCTTCCAGATTGCAATATGATCTTTATGTTGTTCTATGTATCGATTCACTTTTAACCGGTAATCTTCAAAATCATATGCTGCATCTAATATATCGCCTTCTTTTCTAGATAGAATAGGATCTGCAAGACTTGTCATAATCGGGCGTTTACCAGTGCCCTCATCCACTGTAAGTTTAATCAAATCTCTTAATTCCTCTCGAATCTTTTCAAAAAGCAAAATATCACCAGAAGCCCAGAACTCATCTGTTGTTACCGTCTGAATCAAAGAAAGTTTTTCTTTAATCTTAGGAATAATTGCTTTTTGTTCCAATGCTCCCATCAATGTGTAGACCTGATTTTTCGCTTTCTTAAATCCTGGTAACATCTCCATCTGAGCAATCATCAAGCCGTACATCAGATTATCAAATCGCTTTGCATACTCATCTTTATCATCCATCGTTACCAATGGTGCTACATGCCTGGACAAATCATGATAATCCTGTTCTGAGATACAAGTAAATGCTTCTTGCTTTTCGAATTTTTCCACATGACGAAGTTGCATGTGTACAGCAACCAGTTCTTTGTTGAGTGACTGTACTTGCTGTAGCACAGTACTTACAAGCTCACTTCTCCAGTTCTGGTATTCCGTTCCTAAGAAATCTGATGATTGAAGATTTTGTATCAATCGGACTCTTTTGCTAAAACTCTTTTCGCTCAAACTTTCTGTATCTTTTACTTCAATACCTTCTTTATTTTCACGGAAATACTCAAAATTTCCACAGTAATCAAAAATATAAAATCTCTTTTTATCTGTATACTCTCCATCCTGTCTGTCAACAAAAGTCTGGTCTTTGCACAGTCTGGTTCCACGTCCTATCATCTGCCAGAACTTTGTCTTTGAGCGCACTTTCTTAAAGAATACAAGATTGACTACTTCTGGTACATCGATACCGGTATCCATCATATCGACAGAAACTGCAATATATGGTGGCTTATTCGCAATCTTGAATTCATCAATGACAGACTGGGCGTAGGTATCTTCGCAAGTAATGCGCTTTGCAAATCCACCTTTCAGCTTTGGATATAATTTATTGAATCGTTCTAAAATAAATTCAGCATGAGTCTTGTTCTGAGCAAAAATGATTGTTTTTCCAATTCGATCTCCGCCCTCAACCTTGATTCCATTTTCCATCAAATCCTGCAACACTAAATCCACTGTCTTTTCGTTAAATACAAATTTATTCATGGTAGGTGAAGGCACAAATTCTGGCATATTTCCTTCATCATCACCGAAATCATCTTCGTAACGTTCTTTATCTTTTTCATCCAACTCTTCGTATGAAATTCCTTCCTCTAAGAATTTCGTTGATGTTTCAATGTTAAAATATGGCACCAGCACATAATCATGATTCACAGCAGTTTCATAGTCATATGCATAGGTCGGAACCCCATGTTCCATTTCAAAAAAATCATAGGTATTTCTATCGACATCTGTTTTTGGCGTAGCAGTTAATCCTACAACAATTGAATCAAAGTATTCAAAAATGGTACGATATTTCTTAAAGATACTTCTATGTGCTTCATCTACTATGATCAGATCAAAATGGGATGGAGAAAATAATCGCTGTCCATCCTCTGTCTTTTCCGAATCAATGACATTTAACATAGTTGGATAGGTAGAAAAAATGATTCTTGCATTCTTATCCTCCTTATTGGACAGCAAATTACAAAGGCTCATATCTGGAAGATAATTTTTAAAATCATCTTTTGCCTGTTTTACTAATGCCGTTCTGTCGGCAAGAAATAAAACGTTGGTAACATAGCCCCCTCTTGACAATACATCTGTCAAACTGGAAGCGGTTCTGGTCTTGCCTGTACCAGTTGCCATCACGAGAAGATTTTTTCTATGCCCCTGCACCAAACTGTCACATACTGCTCTGATCGCTTCTTTCTGATAATAGCGATCGGTAATCTTATCATCTATGCGAATGGTTGATAAATCTTTTCTCTCTTGTCTTCGATTCATCAACTTCTGCAAATCATTTTTGGAAAAAATACTGCTGACTTTTCTCTGAGGATAGCTTTCATCATCCCAGAAATAGGTTTCAAACCCATTCGTGGTAAACATCATAGGACGGCGTCCATAACGCTCTTCTAAAGACTTGGCATAAAGCAAAACCTGCTGCCTTCCGATATTCGGGTCTTTGCTTGTCCTCTTTGCTTCTATAATCGCCAATGGAAGACCGTCTTTGCCAAACAAAACATAGTCAGCATATCACATCTGACCTGATTTTCCATCCATATTTTGTACTTCAAATTCTTCTTTTACATCATGGTCAAAATCCCAACCTAACAATTTTAAATCTACATCAATGTATCTTTTTCTCGTCTTAAACTCCGATAAATCTTTCGCAGTAAAAGTTCTTTCTTCTTTATGCTGCCCTTTTTCAGCAGTATAGGTAGCAGACATCGCCTCAATTTTCTCTCTTAAGGCTTTGATTTCACTTTCCTTTTCAGAAAGTAAACTCTCCTGCTCTTTGATTTTTGATACATCAACAGCGACTTTTTCACCTGGAATCAGTTTTTCATCAAAGTTACGTTCCTGATAATCATTTCCGTAACAGTAATCAATCCACTCTACAAATTCAAACAAACCTTGTAATGATAAAACAGCGTCACTTTTTGACACCTTCTTATCCGTATGTACTGACAAATTACCTAATTTAATGATAAATGGCATCTTGCCCCATGTCTTACTATCCAAGGCAAAACGAAAACTTGGTTCATGAATCAATGATTGTAAGTTATCTTTGTACGGGATAGAAATTGAGTTATCAGCGGAATATACCCATTTCACAGCAAGTTCTAATGCTTTTCTAGCTCCTACTGCACTCATGGCAGGTGATGATGTCAAGACCTTCTCCGCCTCAACGCACGCTACTGCAAAAAGCTCATATTCTGTTTTTGATGTTAAGAATTCGAAGTTTGACATATATCCTCCCCTAATTATCTATATTTTCTTCACTTTGTTTCATAAAAAAGTAATGAAAAAATGATGTTATTATATTTGTAAAAAGAAACATTAGTTTTCCAACAAGAAACATATTAATATTCTCAGAAGTAATTGAACTATAATGTGCCAGTGAATTACGATAATTTGTACCAATTTTTTTATCGCCGTCTGTCAATAGAAAATATCTTAAATGCTTTAATTGATATTCTCCTAACATTTCCGCATACAATGAATTCCCGTCTGATAGCAATTCCCCTAAAGTTATATTTTCAATTGGAATATATTCTATTTCTCTTTTTAGTTCTATGTATATTATTTTTAATATTTTTTCAATAAATGAACAAATATACATACATGTTCCATAACACAATGACGCTTCTAATTGTGAATCTTTATTTTCATTTATACTTCTACAATTGTCGATCATTTGGTAAAGCAACTCATATCCTATCTTTTCACAAATAAAATTTATATATCCTCGAAACCAATCCAAGCTTTCCTGAAATAAATCTTTGTCATTAATTATGCCTAACCAAGAAGCCGAACCAACCGTCTGTATGATATCCAATTTTTGCAAATGACTTCGTGTATAATATTCATCAGTATTCAAATTTGTAGATACATAATCAGCTAAGCCTTTTTTCCCTTCTGAAACTAAATTTAAACTTGACTGTTGGCTTTCCTTCATTATAATAATAATCTTGCAAATAAAATATTTTAATTTAAACAAAAAATCTTCATTATATGTATTCTTGTATTCTATATTTTCTTCAAAAACCTTTCTATAACCACACATAATAAGCTTATTTGTTCCATTTTCTTTTTCATTATAGTACATATATGCATTTGATAAAAGTGTCTCAAAACTGTCTGTTAGTCTGCCAGAGGTACCTTTTACTCTATTTACATTTTTTCTATTTGGAATAAGTAAAAAATTTCCTAATGTATGATAAATTTTTCTAAATTTTATTATATCAGACCAGTCATTATCGATTTCCACACCTAGAATATGCTTCATTCTATTCCATCCTGTATCATCACTTCCAAACATAGAACAAAAACTATTCATTGTGTCGCCTCTGTATGATGACTGACTACCTTCTATTTTTTTACTATCAGACTAAGAACCAACATCTTTCTTATCTCTTATATCAAAAAATTCTCCCCATAAAATTATATAAATAGCATTTATTATTTGTGTATTATCAGGATCATCAGAAGCTCTGATTTCATCAGAGGCTCCATATTTATATTTATATTTATATTCAGAAGGAATTTCTTCGAAAGTAAAGTTTGAAAGTTGCTCCTTAGTTGTGATATTCATATCTTTACAAAATCGTACAAACAATTTCATGCTTTTTTATATGCATTCTGTTCTTCATATTCATTTGTCATGGCAATAGCTTTCCTTATCTTATCACTCAAAATACTCTTGCATCAACGAATCAAACAATACCTGCGCTTCATCCAATGATTTCTGTACTTCAATTTTCAATTTGTTGACTTGTTGGACGAAGTTGGCAAATTGCTTCTGAATTTCAATTGGTGGTAAAATTACCAGTCTTTTTTGAAAATCTTTGAAATCGATATTATCAGCCGTTACTCCTCTTACACCGCTTAATACATCTGGTTCTATCGCTTTAAAGTAGTTCATCAAAAATGTTGTAAGTATTTTTTTCCCTGGAATAAAAGCTTTCATATCTTGGTTAATAGTCACAGGCACTGCATTAATAGCAACAGGAAGTGTATGTTTTAAAATACCACTCCTTATTACCATAAGTACCGAGTTTTCTGGAATAATCTTCGTTGAGCTATTCTTAATGGCCTCTTCAGTTATATGATCTTGACTATCTCTAATAACCATAGATTTCATATCTTTCGGTGACACCCAAGGAATACGCCCCACGAAATACTCTGGATGAGATTTTGAAGGTGTACCACCACCGCATATTTTCTCGCACAGCTCTGTAATAACAACTTCTTCCCAGCCCATTGGATTACTTAAAGGATCCCCAAACATCTCGACAAATCGGGATTTGATTAGGTTATCCATCTGTTCTAACTGTTCTTTTCTGCTATCTATTATTTTATTTACTTTATTTAAAACTAATACTATTTCATCTTGTTCTTTTCTTTCTCTAATTGGAACTGGATAATCTGCTACTCGCTTTGGCTGTGCTCGTGTTAATGATCCACCAATTCCAGTCAAACCACTATTCATACGAGTTTTAAATCCATCAGATCTAAAATACCACGCCAAATACTCTGGATTATTTTCTTTACTTCTAACTACTATCCACTCAGATGAAGCAACACTCAAATGTTCAGACGATTTATCTACAACCCAGACTCTATTAATCCTTGGATTTATTTTACATAGCAAAATATCACCTTCTTCAATAACTACTTTTGTTGAACCAATTTCATCACCGCGAAGATACTCTGGTTTGTTGTCTGCATGACTTGGTACACTATAAACTTCAAATACAATATCTGGCGATTTTGAAGGATTTACACTTTGGCTAGAATATTCATTTATATCTTTAAGTTTTTTAATCTCCATATCAATCATCCCTACAAATCTAAATTTAATAATGTTTTCAATTCCGCTTTCAGTACAACAATTTCTTCATCAATTTTATCAATTCGTTCCATAATCACTTCTGATGAATCGTACTCTACCTTTTCATAGACTACTTCTTTATACTTATTAATCGACAGATCATATTCATTTTCCTCAATCTCCTTCTTTGTTACAAAAAAGGATTGTTCTGTTTTTACTCTGTCCGTTTCTAATTCTAAATGATTCCAGCGTTCTAAAATATCAGGAATATCATTTTTATCCGTATCCTGACGTTTATCGTCCAGACTCTTTCCATCCGCTTTCATATCATAGAACCAGACTTTATCCGTTCCACCATCATCTGTCTTTGTAAATACCAAAACTGCGGTTGATACCCCTGCATATGGCTTAAATACTCCACTCGGCATAGATATGATTGCTTGTAAATGTTGATTTTCAACAAGTTCTCTTCTTAACTCTTTATGAGCTTTTGAATTACCAAATAAAACTCCATCTGGTACGATACATGCACATCTTCCACCCTTTTTTAGCATACGAAGGAATAATGCCACAAATAGAAGCTCTGTCTTTTTGGTACTACAGATTGCTTTCAGATTGTCATTAATACTCTCTGAATCTACAGTTCCTGCAAATGGTGGATTTGCAAGGCACACCGTATATTTTGAAATAATCTCATTCTGTTTTGATACACTATCTTTGTAATCAATATCAGGATTACTAATGGAATGAAGCATCAGATTCATTGCAGAGATACGAAGCATTGTTGTGTCCGTATCAAATCCCGAAAATGCTCCTTTGTCAAAATGCTCCCATTGCTCACTTGTCATAGTCCCTTCAAAGTTCTTTCTGATATATTCAGATGCCGATACTAAGAATCCCGCTGTTCCACAAGCCGGATCACAGATGGTATCATCTGGTGTTGGATTTACCAATTGCACCATCAGTTCTCTTATATGCTTTGGTGTACGAAACTGACCATTTTGCCCCGCGGTAGCAAGTTTGTCCAGCATATATTCGTAGAGATCACCTTGCATATCAAGCCCTGTCAAATCATGCTCGTACAAATCTTCCAATCCAGTAATGATCTTCTGCAAAATTTGTGGTGTAGGAATCATAAACATCGCATTTTCCATATATCTAGAGAATGCGGATGCATTATTACCATTCAAACTTTTAATAAATGGAAATACCTTTTGTCCAATAATTTCAAATATTTCTCTGGCGTCTTTATCTTTGAATCTGCTCCATCGCATGGATTGACCATTTTCATCTTGTGGAAAGATTTTTTCCATCTTTTCTCTTGCCAGTGCTTCAAAGCTTTCATTCTCTAATTCTTTTTCATCCAAAGAGCGAATAAACATCAGATATGTAATCTGTTCAATTACTGTCAAAGGATTCGTTACTCCTCCTGCCCACATGTCTGTCCATATTTTATCTATCTTATTTCTCACTTCGCCTGTTATCAACGTTGTATCCTCCAATATATAGTAATCTCATCATAATTTTCTCTTATTACCTGTCCTAAAATCCGGTCTTACAGCGCACCCTTGCCACTTTTTACCCAGGCATCTACTTCAGATAACTTAAACTTCCATAGTCTACCCACTTTATGTGCTGGTATATCTGCCTTCTTAATCCAGTTTCTTATGGTATCTTTTGTTACGCCTAGATACTCTGCTGTTTCTTCTAAACTCGACCATTTTCAATAATTTCAGACATACATTTTCCTCCGAACTGTTTAACTTTCAGTTTATACACAACTACAAATATAGTATCGCTAAATTGTCATATTAGCAACCAAATTTCGACTTCTTACATATGATTTAATAGGAAATAGTTATAAAGACAAGTAAACTTATCGTTCCCTGTCTTTCACCCTATCTTTATTCTGCAATTCTAGTCCTGTTTCATAAACCTTCTGATAATCCTCATATTGCTCATCAAAATCCATATCAACACCTAATTTCTTCAAAACAACTGCATGAAGTAACAAGGATTATCATCTAGCCTAAATTCAAGTAACCTAGACTTCTCAGACACCGTCAGATACCTGTATGATAGATCCTCTCTCTGTAGCTTATTACATATCCGTTCAGCATTCTTTCCGATACAAATTTCTCTGAATCCATCGTAGACCGCATCCGATTCCTCCATAACTTCATTGATACTGTAATCATGACCAATCTCCTGAAAATACTGTTTCACTAGTCACATAATATCTGAGGAATCAGCACAATCTGCTATTGCAAGGAGCTCCACCTTTTCTTCTACAGATAAGAGGCTATATTCTCAAAACCCGAGATCCAAAATACTCTTTATTTCAAATAACCTAAAAGAAATTTTTTCACCAAAAGAGTATAATAGGCTTCTTGAATTAAAAAAGATAAGAGACATGCTTGTACATAGTATAGAAATACCATCATCTAATATCTAATTAAATGGCAAATGAAATAAAAGAAACAAATAACTTAATTCTCTCAAGTAAATCATATAGTTATTTGAAAGAAGTTATTTAACTATTCGTTCAATGACGTGTTACATAATACCAAAATAGTACCAAACGACATAAAGAGAGCCCACAAATCCTTATTTTATAAGGCTTTGCGGGCTCAAATTTTTTATTCAAACTCAATATTGACCGGTAATCGTTAGCGTACACATATGCTATAATACGTTCAATTTAACCGCTCATTCCGTACAATATCAATAGCATTTTCAACATATGGGTGCCATTTGGGTGTCACCGCTATTAATATATCATATAAAAGGAAGTAATACAACAAAAAGGATGCGCTGATCAAACAACGCATCCTTTTGAGACATATCACTTTATGTCCTTTGGCTTAGGTGACCCATTAATGGTATGTACAATTTTTGGCTCTTTATTTGGTTCATATACAATTAAGTTGCTGAGATCGCAGTCTAATGCTTCGCAAATCAGATCCAAATGTTCTAAGTTTACTCTTTCTACCATCTCATGGTACAGCTCCGAAATTGTCGTTGGCCGAATACCTGTTTTTCGCGCCAAATCTGCTTGTGTCCATTTTCGGTCACCTAGCCTTGAAGAGAGTAAAATTTTTATCATATGTAATTGCTCCTTCCGTTATACTTTACCATCAGTTGATAAAACCGATGGTAAAATGTTATATAATCACGGAATAGGTTATAGCAATAAGTAATTCTTATATCAAATTAAGACTGCCAAAATAAATAGTAATTTTTTATTAAAAAGGAGACAGAATTTTCCGCCTCCTAGTTTCATATCTCACATACATCATTGATATCAGATAATCTAAACTGTATAATGTTAATATTATGGAATCCACATCTAATGAGTTTCTTTTTGAAGCCTTCAAAGTCCTCCTCTAAATAGCTATGTAGATGAATACGTACCACAGAAGTATCTAGTTTTAGTGCGATTTTTTTTAAGTAAAACATATCAACATCTGAAAATGAAAAACCGTGTATATAAATATTAGTAATATTATTATTATATAATTTATTAAAAAAATCCATGTGCTTTTTATATATGTTTTTAGTATCTTTTCGATAATCTTCATAAATCTGTCGAATGTAAGAATAAGTAATAGTCAAATAGCTATCAAACTCTATTTTATCTTTTCCCGAATGTCCCACGATCAAACTATCATGTTTAGAAGATTGTCCGTGTATATGGCAAACATTATTGATATTATAGTGTTTTTCAAGTGTATCAGTATAATTGAAATTCAAGAAATAATCATGTTCATTATCAATCAATCCTATAAGTTCTTCTGAAATTGACTTAGGGTGTGAAATGTCAATTTCCTCAGCCCAACTTTTAAATAGACTATCTTTTAAAACGTGAGCAAAATCTCTTATTTGTACAGCTATATCCTCAGCTTGGAACATTCGTTCTTTATAATTACTGCCATAACATTCATTTTCGATTATTGAAACCCAATCAAGTTTTGACAATGCTGCTTCAAATTGTCTCCAATCACTACCAACTACATTGTAAATAAGATTATAGAAAAAATAAGACATGCTTTCAAAACTAAATGATTCAAACCTTTTATAATTAGTGTTGTATTTAGGAAACGACTCATACGAATCTGATGATTCATCATATTTTTCACTAAGCCATATTTTAAAATCATCATAGCTTGTATCAAAACCATGAGCCAAATCAAAACCATTACCAAAAACAAACAGATTACTCATTGTACAATTGCTCCTTATTAGTAATATATCAACATTATAATTTTAAATAAGGGAATTTACAACAATTATTGATTATTTAACTTTTTTTAATATCTTTGTTATGCCATAAAATAGTGATTTAGGTGCACAAACATTACTTCCCAAATTAATGATTTCTCCACCCTATACTGAGAATTTAGATTTAAATGCTATAACCAGCGGATTTTATTTTTCGTATGTTTTAGATATCACCAATGGTCCTTCCATTTCTGGAGCGACAGGAGGAGAAGCGGTATTCGTATTTTCATTCAACACTTATCCTATTTTATCCAAAGTAAGTTTTCACGGAGTTCAAATACTGTTTGATATCAAAAGGAACAATGTATATTACAGAAATCATTTTTATGGATACCTAAGCTGGCTTGCCTGGAAGATGATAGCATAAATGATCATTAAATAACCTTGGTTTTATTCGCACTAATTATTAGAGCTGTTCCAGCCGCACCCGTTAATGACCATAGATACATTGCATCAGTATCATCATCTACAAGTAAGAGTTTAAAGTTAGAGTTTGAACATCGTAATATAATTCCACTACCATAACTTGGGACATTTCCAGTACTATTATAAACAAATATGATACCACTGGCATAGGCGGAATACAAATCAGCTAAAGTCTTTATATTCGTAATGTAAAAAGCATTGGTAGATAATTTGTTTTCTAAATCTTCATTTGATGGGAGTTTTACCCATGTAGGTGTTGTATTAATGTCTCTGCGCCTTGTATAACAGTTCCCTGTGAAAGTATATAAATTTTGTAATACGCTGGCAGGTGTCCTGTAGTATGTAATAACATATCCGCTTGAGTTTTCTGGCACTCCCGTGGAGGAGTAATTATAACTGTTTGTTATAACCTTATCAGTGTATTCTTCATTGATTAACGTATCTAAATCATTGGCATTACCTTTATACATTAAATCACTATTTAAAACAAAATCCCGGAATAACGGAATGTGTTATATTCTAACTTTTTCTCTAATATAACGATAATGGTTATATTCTAACTGTAATAAGTTTACAGGGGTGCACCATGGAAGAAAATGTTATAAATGATTTAGTATTGCAGTTTGAAATAGCAGGGATAATAAAAACAGAAAAAATACACGAAACAAAATTACTCATATATATGTATTTAGGAAATTATAAATTAATTAAAGAAGAGGCCAGAACAGGTTTATCTACCAAAATTGATTGTACGGAAGAATATTTAAGACAATATCTAATACAAATGAAGCTTGACGGATGCACTGATGCCAGTATTGCAAATTATAAAAATAATCTTCAAAATATGCTTGATTATATAAATAAAAATATTATTGAAATATCATATTCAGATCTAAAAGGTTATCTTGCATACGGAAAACTTTTTCGAAAATGGAAAGATCGTACATATAATAGTAAGCTAATATGCATGAGGAGCTTCTTCGGTTGGCTATATGAAGAGGATATGCTACCTGATAACCCAGCCAAAAAGCTAAAAGAAACCAAAGTAGAACGTCGTATAGGTCCGACCCTTAAAGCTGAACAGCGGGAAGAGGTTCGCTGCGCCTGCAAAAATGAAATGGAATTAGCATTATGCGATTTACTATATTCCTCTGGGATACGGGTATCTGAGCTTTGCCGCTTAAATATCAATGATGTTGATTTTTCCGATATGAAAGCCATTGTATACGGAAAAGGACGTAAGGAAAGAGAGGTGTATTTTAACGGCCAAGCAAAGGTTCATTTAGAACGGTATCTTAAAAGCCGTACCGATAATAACCAGGCTTTATTTGTAACAAATCAAAAACCTCATAACCGTGTAAGTAGTAGCACAGTAAGAAATATATTAAAACGAATCAAGAATAGAGACAATGATCTTGCTGCAGTCAAATTAACGCCTCATGTTTTCCGACGCACCGTTGGCACAGATATGATTAATAAGGGGGCTCCTCTGGAACTTGTGGCCGAGAAATTAGGGCACGTCCAACTGGACACAACAAAGCAGTGCTATGCAGCTATTGCCAAAGCCACCGTACAGGAAGCCCATAGAAAATATGTACCGTAATATAAATCCTTACACTAATAATGAAATACCACCAAAAAATAAAGTTGTATTTCATTATTAGTATAAGGATTCAATACAATTTTTTATCTCTCATTAAATTCATCATACAATTTTATGAAATGACATAAGTTATACCCCAAACTTGTTAAGCGAGAATATTTTCCAACCCATAATCCACTATTATCCTCATATTTACGTTTTGTAATCAGATTTAAATCAATTAATTTCTTTTCATGCAGCTCTACTAGTTCTGTATATTTCAGAGTGGATTTCTCTGCAATTATTTCCAACCATTTTGAAGCACTGTCTGTACTTATTCCAACATTATTATATGCTGTAAACAAAACCACCATTTCACCTGGCGTTAACTTTCTTATTATTTTCATATATTCAATTGCTAAAAGCTTGTCTTCTTTGTAATAGTCTTTAAAAGCTGGTATAAAGAATAACTTTTTTAAAGTTAGAGCTATCTCATCATTTGGTAAATCCGTATCAAGATAGTCCATTAATTCAGATAAACTATTTAAGAATGGCTTTGATTTTTTATAATCTAAGTCAATATTACCTCTATCGACATATTTATCCCATTCTTTTTGTAACTGAAATAAAAAATCATGAGCAAATAGGCTTTTCAATAATCTATTTGCTGAGTGTGCATAGTCTGCCTTACTTCCAGATATAAAACCTGTTAAACCATCAATTATTCTTTTTATTGATATTTCATCAATATTCTCGGTATTAATTAACTCTTTATCCATATAAACTTCCTCCAAATAAATTTGATTATTATATAATTGATATTCAGTTTAAAATCGTTTTTTTATTATAATCTTATTACTTTAAAAAATCAATTTTGTATATTAAAGTAAAATTTAAGTAGAGTGGCTATAATACAAATTAATTACTTTCTTTTTCTTCTTCCATTGCTGAAGTTATAACTATCATATCACCGTAGATTGCTGCTTGTAAAACTTGGTTTTCTTGAAAAATTGTATGAGACATACATACATTATTTAGACTAATTGATTTGCCATCGAAATGAATTAAATTGATTGCTTTCAGACAGTTATTATTACTACTCATGTGGCCTCTCTTTCTGCCACTCTACTTAACTATAATACCATACGACCCTAAAATTGAAAAGTACTTTTAATGGCGGACTCAGGACAAGAGCCCGCCAACATTAATTAAAATGTACCTATATACTGCACCCCATCATGATTTGAAACATACATAGCGCATTACAGTTAATGACCGGTTCTGGGTTCAAAGTAATATTACTTGCCGTCTCCTATTAAACCTTTGTACTGCAGCGTCCCGTCGCTCAAAGTAGATAACAAAATTTCACCTGTAACCATTTTTCCATCTGTGTCCACTGCATAAATCTTCCCGGAATTCTCCACAAGCTGTGACTGGCACATAGCCCCATCCGGTCCTAAATAATACCATGCAGCATTATACTGATACCAGGTATTCGTGACCATGATCCCGGCCGCGTTAAACCAGTACCACTTGCTCTGATCCTCTACCCAATCATTACGAACCGGCAAATCGGTATCACCATTATAATACATCCATCCATCTGTTATTTTTATCCAGCCGGATTTCTTCTCTTCTGCTGGCTTAACTTCTGATCCATAATCAAGGTTAACTGCTACGTGATGTCCATCATATAGTGGAATATCTCCCGGAAGCAAATAGTTATCACCTGTAAGGTACTTGCTGTCTGTCAAAAGTTCAAATCCTACTGCAACAAGAGCCTTACGCAATGTCGATGTAGTGTTTGATGGATTGATAGATTTTAACTTACTAAAACCTAATAGATTTCCGGCGGCAATCACATTTGCTGCCGTTGTTGCACTACAGTCACCCTCACATGGAGTTATGATCTTAGCAGGATCCCAATTTACAGCTCGTAAGCAGTTGTAATATGTAAGTCTCTGTCCCTGATCATAACCCACGTTATTATTAATTGCTGCAGCTTTAGAAATCTCCGCAATCTTTAACCCTACATTAATATCTGGATACCTTAACACACAGGCCCATGGACGGTTATACCAATTAATTACTGCGTACTCTCCACCAGTCTGATCCCCGGCTTTACCACCTGTGTATTTTCCATTTTCGTCATGTCCACAATTACTAATCATGATATTCCCCTTCCTTTCAATAGAAAAAGGACCCAGGATGTCCCAGGTCCATAGTGTTGCGACGGTCGCAACAAATTAATCTTTTAATTCCGGTAGCCCAGCCACCGATGTAAGTATAGAAAGAATCCCGGCCAGTGCCGTTGCTGATCCTACCATAATCCAATCTACCCCAGACATTACCGCTGTAGTCCCAATGGTTGCAATGGCCGTCTGCGCCATTGTCTTAACTGCTCTTACCCCTGCAGCTCTTACCCACTTTAAAATCTTTTCATTGTTCATTTAATTTTCCTCCTCTTTTTCTGTTGGTAATTCCATAATTTCTTCATAAAGCTTTGTACCAACTCCATTACCTTTCAGAGCATGATACTGTTTATAAATATCCTCCATGGATTGTTTAACATAAATTGGACAATACTTTAAATCATCATGATACTTGTTATACACTCTTATTATTTCTGCTCTCAAAAGGGCTCTTACGCCATTACGGCTGGCCATAACCTGTGTATATAAATAAATGATGGCCGGGACAGCTGCTGAACACACCCATCCCGGCCAAGACTCTTTTACATAATCCCAAAAAGTCAACGTAACCTTATCCTCCTATATTAATTTATAATGTGGCCGTTCTTCTTCAAAAAGCCAATATCTAAGCCAATCGTCTAATATTATCCCGGCAGCGCTTATCCAAAACCATAAGAAAGTGAACTGAGGACAAATCTGGCCAAATATATTACCTGGCAAATTACTGTAATCCCAAATGCCCCACCCAAGCCATATATTGACTATACACCCAGTTATAAACTCCAAGCATGTAATTATAGCCATACCAATAAGCATCTGCTTCCAGAGTGGCGTACTCCAAGGAATCAACTCATTAATTAACCCTAGACATATAAAACATAAACCGCCCAAAATAAACATGGTCCAGTGGGTATACCCCCGATATAAAATTTCTATAATGCTGTACATAAATCCACCGGACACTAATAAAAATATGTATTTAGCTTGCTGTTTCATCTCTTTCTCCTTCCGTCATGGCAGCCTTCTGTATAAAATATGCTTTAAGTACGTCCGATTGGTAAGCCTCGGGAACTTCCACCCCATAGGAAATAGTTTCCAGATCCCCTGCTTGCTCAATCCCGGATATCCATATATTAAGTGCATTACAATATGTAGTATGGTAAGATACATGCCACATAGCTGCCGAAATTATAGTCTGCATATCAGCAGCATTATAATATCGGCATGGCATACCATCTGAATGGTATTCTATTTTCTCTACACCTGCTGACACCTGGATTTGTTTTCCGAACAAATTGAGCTGATCGTGTTCAGTAAGGGAAAAATGTTCTATTACTCCATCAGCTAAATTAACATCTACTCCTGCATAGATTGACTTTTCACAGGCGGCCGATATTTCCCTAAGCTTTGATGCCTTTAGTTCCTTCATAGTGGGGGAATGTGGTTCCGGTGGATCCATAGGCCCGGTAGAGGTTTCCACTGGTATATAAACACTTTTATCATTGCTTAAATAAACTGTCTTGCCCTCATCACGATAAACTGTATCGTAACCAGTAAGCGTAACTCCTTCAATTCCCCCAGCTGTATACGTAGTAATGTCTCCGTAACTTGCAGGCAGTGAGTTAGCAAAAACGATACGCAAAACATGTGTATTAATGGGAAGAATCTCTTGGATATCATAGAATAGTTCCTTATCTCCTATTTTAACTTTTTCCATTAAGAACTCCTTTCTTTATAAAAAAACAGGAGCCTTACGGCTCCTATTAACATGACTATTATTCTCCTACCATACCATCTCCATCTCGGTCATCCATATATTTATACAACCAATGAGTTGAATAGATTGGCATTTTGTATCCAGCTGCTTTTGCTTCGGCTATTGTAACTTTACCATTGCCATTAGTATCTATCTTTTTCAGTTCCTCTTGTTCATTTATACTAGATTCACTAGAATTATTATTTCCACTTGTTACATTTGATTCTTTTTGTTGTTTATCTGCTTGTGCTTTATTAACTTCGTCAGGATTTATATTATCAAAATCATCTACAACCGCATTCCCTTTGAGTATATATTCATAATGATAATGTGACGGAATTTGAGTTGAAGTATCTGGATATGTGATAGTAGCTATGAAATGTTCACAACCACCTGCATCACGAATCACTTTCTCCATATAGGCTTGATCTCCATGGCGATTTAAAGTGCTATCTTGTGGTGTTATATTGTATGCATTCGAAACTCCACCAAGACTATCTGCTATGACATGTCCTTCATCTAAGTCTGACCTTTCAGTGCCAGGTACTTTTGCCTCATCACTATAATAACGTCCCTCAGAAGTAACTTGTTCTGTGTTTTCATCTTGCAAGGTGATTTTGTCAGCTATTACATACACAAGCTGACTATGCTCATTTGTTAACGCCCAATATGTTCTATCCCCATACCCAACATCTACCGCCACATTAGGTTGCCTTGAACCTGATAAATCTCCACCATCAACTTGAATTCTTTTATATGTAACTCCATTATATTCAATAGATTCATCCCTTGTTGTTACGGCAAAATCACTTTTTGCATAACTATTCGTGTTGTTAGTTATTGCTACAGTAATTATTGCTAATGCTCCGATTATAAACCCTATCGTATTTTTCTTTTTAAACATACATAATTCCCCCTATACAGATTATTTATCCATTTTTAATTATAGACTTAAAAGGAAAATATTACAATATTTTGTTTATTACCATCTTTTTAATAAAGTAGTGATTTAACGAGCATCCTCCCATATAATAACTATTCCATTGGAGATGGTTCACTTATAACTCTGGATAATTTACGGGAGACGCAAATTGCTACTATTGACATACGAAATGACGGAAGTACAAAAACGCCAACGGGGAAAGATGGAATTATCATCATATTTAATAATGGTCCGAGTGGTATCCAGCTATTCTTTGACTGGAATAATGACTTTAAACATCGTATGCGCTGGGGAAATCAGTGGAGGTCATGGATTTAATTAATCATTATTTATAAAGTATATCGAAATGCATCCTGTATGTACCCGACACAGCACCAGAGAGTGTAAATATAGAACCGTCTGAACCATGTTTTGGGACAATTGCACCATCTGATATAAGATTGCCTCCCCGACAAATGACTGTCAAAACCGTTTTATCTGTAAGACTAAAAGCTGAAATGATAGATGGAATGGACATAGATCCCTGGTATTCATTGCCGTAAGAAGCAGTCGTTGCAATGTTTATGTACCCACTCTTTATTTTAACTGATCCAGATTCTGTTATAAATCTTTCAAAAATTGGCCATGTGGTACCATTATCGATAGACTTAAAAACACCTGTTGAATTATCAGGATTAATTTGTAATCTGTACCACGTCGTACCGTTCTTTGCTTGCAACGCAGTACCAGCACCAAAGAAAAGCCGTTCACTTAAATCACTACTTAACGCCAAATATTTATCCATCAAAACCTTATCATTATGTGCCGAACCTGGAAGGTCTGACCGGTCCGTAACACAGTTATTGACTATTTGCCCTGTATGTAATACAAATTTTAATCCAGCTTTCAAATCTGAAAAAAACTTAAATATACTCATCTTAGATACCATAGATGATAAAAATGATGGGAAGTCTTTTATTTCATCTACGCTGCCAGAATCATCAAATTCTGGTTGTTTGATTTTGTTATTCTGCTCGTTGAGGTATGCATCATTATTTATTAATGTTGAAAACGTTGAATTAAATAGGTCAGCATGGGCAGGATCTGTTGTTTCTAATTTCCGCAGTTGTTCCCTATACTCTTTTTCAATTTCAAAATCAGCCATAAACTCCTCCTTTTAAAATGTATCATCTATCTCAAATACCATTTCTTGATCAGAATCTTTTCCCTTATCTAAGAAAGTCTTTATCGCTATCAAATCTCCATCAGAATCATACAAGGCTATTTCATTTATAAATTTATTGGCCAATTCGCCTTCATCTAATGTGCAAGAATAACGATAAATTAATTTAGTAATTTCTTTGCAACTGTCATTTGATTTTCTAAGTAATTCATTGTTCAAAGCTGTTTGATTTGCGGTTGGAGCAATTATTCCACCCGAAACATTTTTAGCCCCATCCCCAAAAGCCATCCCAACAATAGGTGGTAAGGGTGAAACTCCTGCCCTTGCCTTCAGCATTTTTTCTTTTGCAATATCTGTAACAATACTTTCTGCCATTATTATAAAACCTCCTTAATTTGGTATGCATCCAGCGTTCGGCTGCCATCTAACATAACAGAACCATCTAAATGCCATAAATTATGTGAAATAGTTACCACTGGAGAGGATACTCTCTCTGGATTAATCACATCAATCCGATTTGTTGACCTCGTCTTATAATCTGGCTTTCTATTTAGGCCCCCATTCCACCAGCTAAAAATAGGCCGTATACTGCCTCTAACTTTGGCTTTTTCAGTTGTTTTCACTATAAAGGTATTCCGCATAGTCTTTGTATAAAAACGCTCAGAAATTACTACTGAAATACGGTTGCATACTAAAAGATTATACATTGGATATATAAATCCTAATTTCATCTCTCCGTTTAGAGAATGTGCCCCATTTAAAAGCCACGCTTCAAGGAACCAATACATTGTTATGCGATGTAAAGTTTTTAAATAAATACGTTCTTTTGAAACAATGTGCCCTAGATAATACGCCTGGTGAAATGCCATATGTGCTTCCTTGTAATCTTCTACGATTTGCCGTATTAAGTTGCTGTTGCAGTCAAGGCTATCTTCTCTCACTCGGATTTGAAAAGTATACGGTGCCACGTTCCGGATAATATCCACATTTGCTTTTGCAATACTTTTTATCAGTCTTTCCAAGGAAATAGGTGTAATTCTTGGCAAGGCAATCAGTTTCATCATCACTTTTGCCCTGTGATCCTCAACGGTCTGAATTCCTCCGTCAATTTCCAGTAATTCATCCCATAATCTAAGGCCCCACGTAGCTGTCTGCGGGTTAAACTGATTGGGCAGATCCTCCAATATCGCATGGATGATATTAAGTTCCTCACCTTTGGCACTGTTCTGAGCCAGATAATATTTGCTTTCCCGGTAATACCCTTCAACATATTTAAGCATTTCTTCAGAGCGGCTAATTTCCATCGAAATACACCTCCCCAGCTGACGGTTTTAAATGCGCCGGTACTTGCATATTGGTACTAGATTGATTAAGAAACACATTTCCGAAATCCTTTACGCCTGTTACATGCTTTATTGCATCCTCTACATAATGTATCCTCACCAAACCTCCAATGCTCACCTTGGAAATTTCTTTCTTTACTGCTTCAATAATAGCTTGTCGAGTATTTAAAAGGCTGTATCCACTTTCAAATTCCAAATCGTTAATATCGATCCGGATAGCGTAGTTCTCTGTAGTAATCACAGTAACTACCGCTCCGATGGGAGCCCGCCCCTCTCCTTCCCCTTCATGGTCCGCAGGATCCAGATGCTCCTTTACAACCGAAACCAAATCAGGAATAGGGGAACCGCCTTCCCCAATAATAATAACCTGAACTGTTCCCGGACCATTCCAAAGCGGTATTACTTCCACTTCAACAACTCCGGATATTTCTTTCGCCCACTGTTTGTAATCGTTTTTATTTCCTCCACTGGTGGGATTTCTGACCTTATCAAGCAGCCGGGTAAGTAATGAATCATCACTCTCTTCATCCACTCCATTTGTAAAAGCGGAGACATTGCCGATAGAGGTAAGATTTTGAATGTCAGCCAGGTTTAAATTTATTTCCCCAGCCTGAGCATTACCGGCAGAGCCTATTTCATCAGCAGTAACCTCAATTTCTACCTGGCTATCACTTCCAATTACCGAATACTCTTTTGAAGTATAATATTTAACACTTAAGGCAGATCCGGAAGGAATACTGTTTGAGAATTTGGTCCCGGCCGGTATTGCAGTTCCAATGGCTCCCTGAATTAAAATATTTCCGCTTGCATAAGTGGCAGCCTTTCGATATACTCCATGGGCGGCGGCGGACAGGGTAAGCCATTGACCAAAAGAATATTGGGGAAACGCAAGTAAAATCACATTACGCAGCATAAAATAAGCCACTGCAAATTCTGCGTTAGTTGGCTCTATGGCATCATATTCATAGCTTCCGACTGAGACATCCAAGCCTTCAGGCACCCGTTCATAAACTCTTTCTCGTATGGTTTCCTCGTTTTGAGCTGCCAACCATTCAATCACGTCCAAAGATCCATCCTGGATCATTTTAATAAAATCAAAATCAGGTAGTGACATAATTCAGCTCCTTTACTACTTGGACGCTGGTACCGTCCACTCCATTCACAACAAATTTACATGTAATCGTATCTCCTTCATAACTGGCCGAGAAATCACTTATGCTTTCAATCATTGGATGGTATTCCAATGCTTCTATGTAAACCCTGCGTAATTCACACTCCACGACTTCATATGGGTCATCCTGATTTAATATAAGGTCTATTTCATTCCCATATGATTTCGGATAAATGAGGTTTTTATATCTACGATCATGGAGAATTTTATTAATTACCTGCTCTAATATTTCATTGGCATTACTAGTGGTAATAACATTATCCATAACATCGGTGACAAACTCATTCTTTTCAAAATCAAACTTAAATGTGTGTTTCCCCAGCAAACTGTCTTTATAAGTTTTTACAGTAGTATTACTTATTTCAGATGATTGAGGTAAGATTCCCATTAAGCTGCCACCGCCTTACATAAAATAAGATACTGTGTTCCCCCCACAGGAACACCGGCTACCCTTTCCCCTGCTTTAAGCCCCTCACGAAGATTGATATCCGGATTTACTAATAGTCCTGCAGATATATCAAAACTCACATCATCAAACTTTACAGTAAGAGGAGAAACCGCCTTTACTGTTCCTAACATGATATCAAGCCCACTGGCAGTTTTCTTTCCAGAGATTTTTTTTATTATTCTCGCTGCTTCCGCACTCATATTATCACCCTTTCCTATGGTTACGTTGATTCTTTTGGAGCCTCATATTCAATTTCCGGTAATTCATCAGTCCAGGCCAAAGTAAGGCTCATTTCATGATATCCATTGCTATATGTATGACTATCTGATTCGACATAAAATCCGCCTACCAAACCGGTTTCATTGTCAATTACATATATCCCTGTTCCGGTTTCTACATCATCTAATCCAAAGGTTTTTATTGTTCCGCTTTTCTGCATGACTGACAGCTCTTTCAATTTTTGAACTGCTATTGCATTCACTTCCGCCTGTGTCATTTTGTCACTTTGACTTATGTATTCCTGCATCACACCATAAAGCTTTTGAGCTCCTTCATTCTTTTGAATCGCTGATATTTCATTGCCTTTGGAATTCTTTCCAACTACCTTAACCTGTGTATAAGTGGATTCAATGCTTTCATCATAAGATGCATCCAGTAGATTTGCCCCTTCCTCAATCACCCATTGTACTGTCTGCTTACACTTTTCAATAAGTTCCAGGTTTCCATTTTTAACACGGGTTGTATACCGCTTTCCACTTTGTTTCCTGGTTTCTGTAAGCGCAATGACAATCATGTCCCAGGGACTTTTTTTTATAAAATGCAGAACAGAAAATTTAACACCTGTATCCGCAATGGTTCCTGTACTTATTCCTAAACTTTTACACAAGCTTGAGATAATCTCACTGGCAGTCATGTTCTCAAACTTTTTGTCCATTTTACTGCGTGTGAGCCACCACCGAACATCCCTGGCCGTATACTTTATTGCTGTACTACTCCGGGTTTTACTTTTTTTAGTGATGATATACCTCATGAGTTCCTGGTCCGCAAGATCATATATCACAATGGCGCTCCCATTCGGGAAATCTGTTTTTCCATTGACCTTTGTTACTTCCAGATTAAGTGTTCGGGAAGCTTCGTCTTTGCTGCCACCCCAAGTCATGGTAGTGACAGCCTCTTCAATCCAAGATATAAGATTTTCCTGAATAACGGCAACCTTATACTTTTCCCTTTCTTTGTATAATTCTTTCATGACGGAATCGTAAATACCTGCCCCGGAGATATTAAGCTTGCATTCTTTATAGGAGGATTATTAGCACTAAATATTTTTGTATACTGGCCCCCATTTCCATAGAATTTTTTCGCTATATTCCACAGGCTGTCTCCTTTCACAACAGTGTAGGTCTTTGCAGTGGTGGAGGTTTCCGGCCGGTCCGATTGCTGCTGTACCTTAGGTGCTTCTTTTACTACTTCCCGGATTTTTATAAATTTAAACTCCTTAAATTCAATATCATAATACACATCCCCTGGCTCCCCGCCTTTCTCCCTGTAGTCAAACTTCCGGATTGTAGCGTACATATTTACACCCGTCTTAGTTATCAGCAATTTTACTGGTTGGCCAGACTTCCTCCATTTCTCTATTTTTTTTACTGCTTCCCATGGATCCGGTATATCTTCTACACTACAATAGGAAGAATCATAATCTCTGGGAAAAAAAGAGGAGAACGACACCACTTGCAGCATACTATTGCCGATTATGGTACGTTCTCCACCCTTAATAACCTGTACATCCGTAAAATTATTGCCACCCCCGCTGATTACCGGTTCAGAGGGATTGACCGGTAAAATTATACTGTCTTTCAAATTTTCAAACGATATTTTATATATCAATCAACAGCCTCCTCTCCCATATTATCTGCGGTTTCTTCTATATCATCAGCTAATGCTGCCAGTATCTTCTGTACCAGCCTATCTTCATCACCCTCTCCTGTTATCTCTACGTGTTCGATTATCTTTTCAATAAAGTATTTCTTCTCAACCTTACTTTCTGCAGACGAACTATAGGAATTTGATGTATTGCTATTATTTATTGGCTGTGCAATATCTAATCCTGAATATTCATCACTACCACTGGAAGGATTCTTTGGCTTGGAAGGCTTCTCAGACTCTTCGGAAACCGGTAGCTGATAAGGCTTCATGGACGGTATCACTACCTCAGGAGTATTCGCACTCATGGTAACTGTCATATCGTCAGTCAGGCTTTCTATTTCATTATTCAGCATAGCCTTAGTATCTTTCAGACCTTCCGCAACACCGGCACCCATATTAAATCCCACTTCGGCTTTCATCACCCGGGATGGGGAATGTATTCCGAGGAAATTCTTGAATTTTCCTACAATGGAGCCCGCAACATTTCCTATGGTGCTACCAATCTGCTTTACTCCGCTTAACAGGCCTTCCCCGATTCCCTTTATCAGATCAATGCCAAGCTGCAGCCAGTCCACCCCTTTCAAAGTGTCCCAAATTGCAGATACCAAATTTAAGGCACCCTCAACCAAAGTAGGTAATGCGGAAATAAGTCCATTCACCAAAGCTACCACAAGCTGTATTGCAGCTTCCAGTATCATAGGTAGATTCTCAATGATAAAGCTAACCAGTCCTGTTATGATCTGTATAGCTCCGTCTACCAATACCGGGATATTGTCAATTAAAGCCTGTACCAGTGTCATTATAATATCAATGGCAGCCTGGATTATCATAGGTAGATTATCAGTAATGAACTGAAGTAGATTAAGAACTATCTGAACCGCTGAATCTATTAGCAGTGGTAAACTTTGTACGATTCCCTGTATCAAAGATAAGAGCAGTTGCAATCCCAGGTTAAGTATGGCCGGCAGCATGCTTACGAATCCTTGAATTAAACTGGTAAGTAATTGTACCGCCGCCTGAATTATCATAGGCAGGTTTCCTGAAATACCCTGGGTAAAGCTTTCCAGAATCGATATTGATGTCTCCGCAAGATCCGGCATTGCCTGTGTCAGTCCCTGCACAAGAGTAAGGATTATAGTAGTTGCTGCTGTTATAATAGAAGGCGCCTGCTGTCTAATCATCTTCTGGTAACCACCCAGACCACCGATCAAGGCTTTAATCATCTTAGGTGCTCCATCTTGAACAGCCTGAACCCCAGTACCTATCATATCATTAAATACGTTTCCAATTTCAGACGTATCCCCTGATTCAATAGCTTTACCAATCCTACCCGCAAATCCTTTCAGTACATTTACCGCATCTGATACAACCGGCGTAAGCTTCTTCCCGATTGGTTCCAAAACCGCATCTGTAAAGGTTCGTTTTAAGCTTCCAAAGGCACTTCCGAGATCATCATACTTTATATTATTAATCTCTGTCAGCGCATCTGTACCGCCTTGAATTTCACCATTTAGCTGGGACATGGAAAGTACGCCTTTAGCTCCCAGATCCTCCCACATGGTACCAAAGAGAGCCACACCAGCAGCATTCTGCTTTACCGGATCCTGCATGGTTCCAAGCGCAGCGGTTACTTCTTGGAATGCCGCTTTTCCCTTGGCACCCCCGGCCGCAAAATCTTTTGTAAGCCGATTGGCATCCAGTCCCAAATCCTTGAACGCTTGTTTAGTACCGTCACTTCCATCTTTTGACCTTATTCCGAATTCTTTAATGGCATCACCAAGCTTATCGACAGAGAAGGTACCGCTTTGGGCTCCGTTTACCAGCATATTCATCATTTCTGTACTGGAAAATCCCATCTGCTTGAAATGTGTACCATACTCATTCAGTGTATCCAGAAGATCCCCATTTTTATTTAAACCCTTTTGTGCTCCCTGGGCAATCAGGTTATAAGCCTCATCCCCGGATATGCCGAATTGGTCCATCATCATTTTTGCAGATCGTGTACTTTCAGTTACATCAAATTCAAAAGTATCACGAAGCAACAAAGCATTGTGTGTCAGACCCTCTAATTCTTTACCAGTTGATCCGGATATCTGAGCAACAGTAGATATGCTTTTCCCAAGATCAGCATAATCTTCGCCCATATTATCACGATAGAGATTTGACATTATGCTGTTTATTTCTGCCTTATCCTTCTGGCCCGTTTGTGCCATGGTAGAATTTATTGCCTGGTCTTTACTTATGGAGGTTGCTGTTGCCGCTGTAGCTCCCGCCATGGCTACTGTAGCACCAATGACAATGCCTTTCGCAGCAATACCGGCAACACTCTTAAGACCTGAACCAATTTTCTTTAAAGCAGGTCCGGTCTTGTCAATCACTTTTACAGTGGCCGCCCAAACCTTACCCGTCACTTTTTTTATTTTCGCTGAAATCTTAGATACAAGAGGGGAAGCCATATCCTTAAGCTTTACCACCGGATATGCTACAGTCCCGGCCACCTTTGCTAATCTTTGGCGAACCTTTCCGGCGGCATTTGTAACCTTGTCTTTAAGAACTGCCAATGGCTGAACCTTTTGCCTGGCCAAGCCTTTTAACCTGGAAGTTATTGGTTTTATCCTATTCGTAACCCTATCCTTCAGATCAATTACAGGAGTGATAACCTTCTTACCTAAGCTTTTTAGTTTTTCATCAATGTCGTAGACTTGTTTCAGGGCATCGGCTTTGAAATCAACATAGGCTCTGACAGCTACATTAGTCTTATTCAAATCCTCTACTGACTTTTCCATTGCGGCCAGCTTTGACCTGGCTTCTTCTAAAACACTGAAATCAGCTCGGATTTTTTGCCACTCAGTAAATTTCTGCTTTGCCGATTCTATTTCTGCTAGCTTTTTTTCTAAACTATCAATAGATTGCTCAATACCAAGTTTCGTATTTACTTTAGTCTTATCAGTAAATTCAGCCTGTTTTTGCTTTAAAGTGTCCAGCTTATTACTGTACCCTTGAATTATATCTTCTCCGGTTTCTGCAAGAGCATTGAAATGCTTTAACTGCTCTTCTATCTTATCCATATTGAGCCCATCATCTAAATGAACCTTTAAAGCAATTTCTTTCTCTTCTATGGTATTCTTCAAAGATGCCATTTCAAGCTTTGCAGTTCGCATTACCTCTGCAATATTGGTACGAGCAGAAATATTAATATTCTGTGACTGAGACATCCTGACTAAGGCTTCCTTTGATTCATTAACCCGTTTTGTCATTGCTCCAACACCTTCGCTTGCCTTTTTCATCTTAGCAGATAACCGGTCCCGTAATGATAAAACCGCACTCAATTCCACACCTCCACCCCCTTCCTTATTTTCTTGAAATTACTTTTTGGACTGCTTCTTCCGATCCTTCATAGTTAGTTCCAGGGAGGCGTACATAAAATTCCTTACGTTACGAGGCTTCGCATATATTTCATCAGGAAAAAGAGTATAATTGCTCTCCTGAAGCAGTCTGTGAATTATTGCTGCTTCTCCGCCTCGGCTAATGAGTTTTTTATTGCTTCCATCCCATCGTCAAATCCAGAGACGTCCATAATGGCCTCTGTGAGCTGTGAAATCTCACCGATTAACAACCTTTTACGGATTACTTTAGTCGGATCCTCTGTGCTGTATTTGGCAAGCAACTTAGGGTTATTCCAGATGGGCTTTGTACATGCTGTTAAAATGAGCATACTGGATAATTTATCCTGATCGGTTTTCTCCTCAATCTGGTGTGTACGTGGATTCTTAACCGGATACTTGCAGCGCTTTTCAAGCTGACCATATTCTTCTGAGGAAATTGCCTTTACAGTAAAATAAGAGTTGAACCGTTTCATGTATACCTTTTTTTCATCTCCATCCGGAGTTCCAAGGAGAGCTTCCAACAAATCCTCGTCTGTCTGTGTGACAGGCTCCACATAGGCATCTGCCGGCATATCCTCTAAGTTTTCATATCCTGCTTTATTTTCTTTCATAATGTGCTCCTTTCAAAAATAGCGGCTCCGCAGAGCCGCAAATATTAACTTTCTTCGATTTTATCCAACCATTCCACCCCAACAAAGGTAAATGGCCATTCTTCTTCCACCATTGAACCAACTTCCCAACCGACAATAGGAATCTTTGAAAACTTTACATGTTTCAGGCGGACACGCTCGTACCCATACGCTTCCGGGTCATCCAGCTTGGAAATCAGTTCAGTTACATACTCTGACTTCCGATCATCTGTGATTCTTGCCACATTCTTTACCAACTCTGATGTGATTTTATATCCAGATATACTTCCTGAGCCTTTTAAGCCAAGTAACTTCTGACCGGTCCATCGACTACCGGACATTTTCACATCACCATAGGAAGGCTCAATATCTGCTGACATTTTATAAATATTGGTTAGCCACTTTCCTTCACAATGGCACTCACCGTAAGAGCCATTTATAACTTTGGTTTCATCCATGTCTTATAACACTCCCTTCTTACAGAAAGACCTTATTAAAGATCTGTTCAATCTTATCAATTGTCAGGGCCTGCGTTTCCATATAAACAGTATCACCTTCACTGACAAGTGATTCACTTAACCCAACAAGGATATCTGGACTGATTACGTGCTGATCGGCCAGGGTTTCAAGATACTGGGAAATCCCACTGAGCAAGGCTGCTCTGCCATCACCATCGTTATCCAACTCCCCCAATACATTTTTCATGGCGTAACGTCCAATATCGTAATCAATGGCCGCCATTGTAGAAATAGCTTTTATTTTCCGGAGTTTTTCCCCTGCTTCAGCTGTGAAACTGGTAAAAGTATTAATGCCTCTCTCAACTTTGACAGTGACCTCAAAGGTTTCAGGATCAGTATCTTTGAACAGAACAAAAGAGCCGGCAGTTGTGGCTTCACGGATTTCTGTATCACTCAATTCCGCTGTAACATTCACAATATCTTCCAACTCTTTATATGTAATAGCTTTATTAAGGGGGAGCGCCGCTATTGCTCCGGCAATCTGCGGTGCCATTTCTGCCGAACAGTACATATTGCCGGCAGCATCAATACCGCCAACAATACCGTTTATAATACCGTAGTTATCGCAGGCTTTTGACCTTGCATTCCCTACGGTCGGATCTTTATCATCTTCATGTGTCCCACCAATGACAAGCTGAATCATCTTCCCGGCATTCCATACTCTGCTCTGCCAGTTTTTCACAGTAGTAAGCAATGATTCATCACATACACCATCCATGGAGATTGTATTTAGATAGGCGGTTTCAAATGCTGCCAGAGCTCTTATGTAATCCTCAACCTTCACACCACTTCCTGAATTACCACCAGAAAAGGATATGGATGCAGTTACCGCAAGTTCTGTATCACCGGTTTTGACCGCAGTCACCAGAGATTCATCATCACTGTTTATAGCGGCAACCAAAGCATTTACATTTGTCTTTTTTGCTGTATACTTGCTTATCATAGAACTTCCTTCATAGATAGCAAGATTTACTGACTGTTCATCCTGAATATTTTCTGTGATAGCTGCCCTGAACTGATTTCCTCTGCTACCTTTGTATTTGGCAATTAACTTAAAACTGCCTTCAACAGTAGCAACTGCCTGTTCTGCTTCGGCTGTTGCCATACGGTATAAAATTACCCGGTATGGTTTGTATTGCTTCCCTCCCTTGGCAGCCCTCCGGGCTAAATATACGGTCCCGCCGGTACCAAAAGCGGAAATAATAGCTGAATCATCTTCACAGATTGTAAGCTGATTACAAGGCCCCCAATCCGCCTTAATCGGGATACCGACAACCCCTTTCTTAGTAGCATCTATTCTGGATGCTGCCAAGGATACAAACCAGTTATATAATCCGGTACGTTCCTTACTTTCACCCGGTTTCCATGTTCCACTTGACATGTTACCTTACCTCCTTTTTTAGAAATTCATCAATTGCCTGGCTCACTTCTCCTAGGGAATATTTCTCTTTCTTATCACAAGTAAAAAGAGCTCCATAAATCACTTCCGGATAGACTCCTAAAAGCTCCTTTGAATTCTGGCATATCTCATCCAGACTGAATTCCGCTTTGCTGTTCATCTTCTACTGCTTTCCTCCCTTCAATACTGACTTTATTCACAATATGCTGTATCTTGGGTACCGGATTACGTCTTAAACTCCGGGATCTCACCCTGGAGACCTCAATCATAAAGGCTACCATAGAATTTACATCATCGGTATCTGCAGCAACCCTTTCAATGGTGAAAAAGCGTTCTGTATCTGGTATTGGTATCTTTTTCAAACCCATAAGATAATCTATCAGTTTTTCTTTATTCAATGTCAAACTGTCAACATCATCTTCTGCACAATACATGTAAATTTCATATGTTTTCGTTTCCTTATACAACGTTTTTGTTAGTTCTTCAGTTTTTGTTGATTTATCCGGATTTATAAAAAGAAAACAAGGTCGTTTAAATTTTTCAGGAACATCTATTTGGTACTGCATGATATCACCAAAAACTTCTTTTACAATATCCGAAAGTGCCCTATTTTCTGGCAACGGTAAATTATCCATTATCAAAGGCCTCCTTAAACTTATCCAGTTCGTATCTTATGACCTCCGGAGCAGCTTTCTGCATTTCTTCAAAGCCCATATCAAAGTACCTGACACCTTTATAAGTATGTGAATGAACCATAATACCGGTTTTTGCACCTTTCTGATATATGAACTTTCCTCTGCCATCAATGGTACCAGGTACCCAATGCTTTTTTGCCTTATATCCATCATTGATGTATCTGGCATATTTGACACTGGATCCGACACACAAAGTAAACTTCCCGGCTTTTCCTGAAAAGGTCCATATATTACCGGCGCTGCCTCTGGACAAGGAATTCCATAACAATCCCGAATCAATCGCATTTGTATTGACAGTTCCTTTGAACTGGAGATAATTCCTGGTCTTTCCTTTATTTTTTCCTTTGGATACCGTCCTGGTCTTTTTGGCATACCTGGCATGCGGCCTTCCATCATTCTGCAGCACATCTTTTGCCTCATTTATAAGAACTTCTCCTAATGTGTCAAGAATGTTCTGAATAACCTCAGGCATATTCTTTTGAGCGGCTTTTAATAGCTTTTTTTCAAGTTCATTTAACCCATCAATAAAAAGCCCATCTTCCATGTCTTACGCCTCACTTTCCCGTTCTATTGAAACACGATTGTATTTTCCGGATGGAGAATATGGCTCTTCAACCTTAAAACGGTATGTCTCTTTCCCCTTTTTGTCTATCCAGCAAACAATGTTCCCATTTTCAACTGATACACTTTTGGGAAGCATAAGAACATAGTATGTATTTACCTTTACCCGTCCATTTTCTTCTGTATTAGTTGAATTTTTCCGGATAAATCTACACCTTTGGTTTTCATAGGCTTTCATATTAGGTACTTTTTTAGTAAAGTTTCCGATTTTTTCATTACCATGCTTATAGATATTGCATTTATGAATCAGCATTCTTCCTATACTCACATCAGATCACCCTTGCCCTTACGCTTCTTTTACGCTCCGAAATTGTTTTTCCACCAATTACCAGAAAATCAAGCTTTGAAAGTATAGAGGAAAAGGCAGACAGATTATTCTGATAAGAATATCCGTCCACACTTTCACTGTTTTTGGTATCATCCTGGATTAGAGCTGGGACCAGCTGAGCATTTACTACCTTAACCATATTGGGAATCTTATCATCAAATGAGATACCGCAGTATGCGTCAATCAGTTCCTTCCCTGTTTTCAGCAGATTTTCCAGAGTTTTATCAGATAACTGCTCCATGTCCTCTTCCAACACAACACCTTCAAATTCTCCGCCTGCTTTCAAATCATTGGCAGTCAGATACGCTTCCATTATTTCAATACAAAAAGCCCTGTAGAAAGAAGCTTTTTGCATGCTGTGTCATCCGTAACAAGTGTCGGCTGATTCTTAAAGAAACGCATTCCGCAGCCAGTATAGGAAGCCGCACCTGTGAGAATCAACCAGTATTCTGCCTGTTTCTTCTTAGGTTGCTCTTCCTGTATCTGCTCTTCCTTTTTCTCCTCTTCTTTCTTTTCTGGTTCTGATGCCGAGGCCGGTTCGGTTACTGGCTCTTCCTGCTGAACCGGTTCTTTGGATTCCGGTTCGGCCGCAGGTTCTTCTTCAAACGTGAATTCTTCCTGCTGTTGAATCAGATCTGTAGCCGGGCTTTCATTTTCAACTACAACCTTATGATTATCTTCTACTTTTCTTCCCATAAAGTTCCCTCCTATCAGGTTCTCTTATTTCCCATAACCAGTACATCAGGATTATGGATTTCAAAATCAAAGTCAGCAAGTAATGTATACTCATGGCGTGTTTTTCTTGGTACAACATCATGATAAGTCTCAATGTTTCCTCCATATACGCCATAGGCCAGGTTTTTCAGTGGAGTAACCATCTGTACATCATCAGAAAGGAAGCCCACCGGGATAATTTCAAATCCATCATAGGCCACATGATTGCCGCTGATCAGAAGACTGTCACCAAGAGCCGTGTTTCTTTCTGTCAGTTCTTCCTTATACTCTCGGTTGACATTATGAGACACCAGGAGCTTAAGGAGGCTCTTATCTTCCTGCTGATACATCTGAAAGTATTTGCTCGGTACAGCTCCGAGCAGCGTTTTAAAAAGTTCCCTTTTTGATGTAATTCCTGCATTATCAATTTTATGGGTTCCGCCATCTGCTTCCCCTATGGCAACCCAACCGTTATTGATATTCAGGAAATCATCAGTTGAGGTTTCATTGCCATTGAAAGCAAGATCAATGGTGTCATTTGCGAACTGCTGGGCAAACAGCTGAGCAAGAGTTGTATTGATGTTTCCTTTTTCGATATTTTCCTTCATGAACTGGAAAGTAATATCGTAAGGCATGATTACACCAACCGCATTCAGCTCCCTCTGTTTGGTTGAGAAGCTGCCCGTTGCCGGGTTATCCTGATTTTCTTTTGCCTTACGCATATTTCTCCTTGAAATATCACCATATTCCAATACACGTCTGGTGGTCTGCATAGTGATAAAATCAACCGATCTTAAAAATACAGAATAGTCTTTCATAAAAGTAATAAACTGAGTGGACTGCTCCGCATTCATTTTGCCGCCAGTTCCCAGCGTTGAAGTATCTACCGCTGCTTTTGATAATAATGTTCTGTTGTTCATGCTCTCTTTCCCTCCTTATTCAACGAAAAAACCGTCATATATACCTGCCTCCGATTTCTGAACCTGATTCGGTTCATCACCTTCTTTACTACGGGGCAGGGCACGGGATTTCTCAATCTTTTCAAGTCTCTCATTAATTGGTTTAACGGCTTCTGATATTGCAGATTTTACAACCTCTGCAATATTTCCCTCTGCAGCTTCTTCCTCTTCAGTCACATCTGTATCTGACTTTTCAATCTTGTCAAGCCTTTCTGCAATTGGCTTTAAGATATCCTCCAGAGCTTCTTTCATAACATTAGTCAATTCTTCTTTTTTCACTTCTCCATCCTCCTTCTCACCACCAGGTTTCTCGTTGCCTTCCTTGTTTTTTTCTTCATCCGGATCATCTTCCGGATTCTTTGGTCCTTCCGCTTCCTCAATAACTGCTGACAAAGCCTTTTGTGCATCCCTAAGTGCAGTTAAATTTTTTGAGGAGACTTTCTTCCCAGCCTTTTCAATAACAGATTCCGGAACATCAAAAAAGGCCGCGCTCTTGGCTATTGTTGAAACATTCACCTTGTCTTTCATATAGGCGGAATATTCATCAACAGCCTGCAATAACGCTGCCTTCTTATCAGTAATTTCTTCATTGTTGATAATATCACGCATAACAGAGCGTAATGTGTCATTCGCTCTCCACATGTTTTCTGTGATATCGTTTACAGCCATCATACTGGAAAAGGTCTTTTTGGGGATTTTCGCTGCCGGTTTTGCTGCTTCATCTGCCTTTTGCACTTTCCCTTTATTGAAATAAAATTTCAAGACCTCCAGAAGACCTTGTGCTTCCTCATCACCTTCTGTTTCATCTGAATCATCAGACTTATAAATCTGAATTTTCTGACCGTTTGCTCCTTTTCTCACCAGGGAAATCATGTCGATATCCATATCACTCATTTCCCCAGGTATGATTTCAGGCTGCTTTGCCGCTTTCATAATTTTTTTAATCACCTTTTTCACCTCCTTTCGATGTATCTATCTTTGCAGTTCCGCCAATAGAAAAACCTTCGATTTCACCTTTCTCAATCTCCTTCCAGCATTCATTGTCGGTAACCTCAACAGCAGCCACCCAGTCACCTTGGGAAGCATTAATATCCGGTATATCAGACATTGCAATATAGCTTTCAATTACAACTCCGTATCCCGGCTTTTCATTGTGCTGCTTATCAATTCCGACCTTTCCTATAAGTTTCTTTTGCTGCAGCTTTTTATTAAAATTATGGCAAGCTTTTTTTACTTCTTCCACAGTTGCCCAATTTCCATGAGAGTCAATATTGTCTAATGGTTTCCCATTGGCATCAAACGTCTTTGACGCTTTGTAAACCACACCAATTACTGTCTTGGTCACAGTATCCACCTTGGCAATTGGTATGACAGTTGAAATAACATCACCCAAGGCTATCCCCTCCCTTTCATCTTATATTTCAGTACGGATTTCATGGTACAACGGCAGTTTATAACATTTTCAGCACTGGCTCCCATAGAGGTATCTCCCGGATGCATGAGTTTTTCACCATCAACCATAAAAGGTTTATCAACATCCACAATCTGGCCGTTAGCTTTTTTATGAGATTTCCTGCTGTTATCACTCATGGCACATACCCATTGCTTACCGCCTATTACGTCACTTTGCCTCCACCCCTCAAGAGTTGCCGAATTCGTGGCATTTATAGTTTCTGTTCTGGCTATCCTCCTGGCTCTGTAATGTTCAAAGCATGCCTGCTGTTCGATCTCCTGGGACATTTTGTTATAAAGGTCAACATCAGTAACACTGGTAAGGTTTTTGCTTTTCTGCTTCAGTCCTGTTTGTTTAAAAAAATCCGGTAGAACAGAAATCAAGTCCTCTGAACCGCTTATGATTCCATTGGCACCAGTGAGTGTATTTTTCAAGGACCTTATAACTGAATTGTGGGTAGATTCTGTAACTTCCTGTGCAAATTTAATCTTGTGCTGTTCCAACCATTTTACCGCCATATCTGTCAATGTCAGTTCATTTCCAAGCTTAGAACCTTCAACGGACCGGGCACATATCTCAGCAACCCCAGGGAATACTGAACCAGAATACGCAGCATATATTTCCTCCAACTGCTCTATTCTCCGTTTGTCATTTGCAAAAACAAAATCCGTTATCACTTCAACAAACTGGTCTAAAATATCATCCGGAATGCCATCTGCCTTTTTTATGTTTATCCGGTACTTGATCTTACGCTTTTTAAGATAAGCAGGCAGCTCTTTCATGGCCTTTATGTAATCCTTTTTTTGAGCAATAAAAAAAGCCTGGAGTTTTTTCACAAGCTCTTCCAATCCCTTTAATGCAATTTTCTTTTGTTCTTTCGTCAGGTTATCAAAGGAATTTATGAATACCTCATTTTCCTTATCTATTTTTTCAAGCACTCCTTCGATTGATTTTACTATGGATAGAAGAACTGCTCTTCTCTTAGGCTTCATCTGTAAGCGCCTCCTCTATTGCTATTTGCAAGCCTTTTAATATCCCGACTATACTTTCAATGCTTTCAGACTTTTCTATAGTATTCTGGTCATTTTCCTGCCCTACAGAACCATTATTTATTTGTTCTTCACTTCCATATCCATTACTCTGACTTGCTTCCAGTTCCATTTCCTTAAGCAATAATTGTAAGGGCTTATCAGCCCATTCACCCTCAAAAGGCTCAAATGACTTGCCAAGCAGATCTCCCAGGGCATCTATAAGCATATTCGGTGATGCCGCGCCGGCCTGTACATAAGGTGCAATAGCTGTAGCAATCTCTGCCTTATCCGATATGGTAGGAGCCACAAATTTCATGCTTACCTGGTTTATTTCCAGTACTCGCTTAAGAGTGTTGTTAAATTTGAAAGCGATGTCCTCCCGCTCCGGTTGGAACACCTGCTCTTCTGTGACCTGCCTTGCAGTATCAGCTGTGGCTCTGGTGTAGTCCTGACTCTCTCCGGTATATATCGGATGCAATCGAAAAGCGGATCGAATTTTATCACGATTATTTTTACAGTAATCTTGAAACAGTCCATCCTTTTCCAACATTTCCGCAAGCTTCTCAAACCGAATGTTCACCTTTGATTTTTCATCATCATCACCTATTGATACTGTCTTTTCAGCTCCCTCAGCTTCCAGAATCAAATATTTATGCCTGGCTTTATCTCCTTTAGAATTGGATATATTTTGAATAGATTCATCTGTCAACTTTCCATTTTCTACAATGATGGCCATTGGCATATGCCTGCCGTCCATGAAATAAGTATAATTAAGTTCTTCGGCCTTCCTGTTTCCCTGAACATTAAGTAGCTGACCTATGTACCTCGGTAAACCATAGGGTGTATAAGGACAATAGATATTAAAAAAGATAATGCTTGTGGCTTTGTCTTCATCCGCAGCGGCTTCATCATGCAACCCTGTTTTACAATTCAATGTTCTCGGATCTCCAAATTCTTTAAAGAATACCTTCCGGCTATCCACGATCTGAACAAACTTCCTGAATTTTTTCATGATAGTAATTTCGATCAATTCTCCATTGTCATTGGGAACCATTGTTTTTACTGAAATGGCTTTCCTCTCCCTTTTACATAAGCGTACTTTATGCGCCGGTATATGTTCCAGCCCTGCAGGTCTGCCAACAGCATCTTCTATAACCTCTAAGGTTCCCCAACCGATACGCTCCCTATCATCAACAACCTTTTTCATGATTTCTGTATAGCTTTCATCAAAATTGCAGAATTTAAAGAAGTTTTCATACTTAGTCCATTCTTTATCAAGAGCTGATTGAATGCTCTCATTCTGCTTATCCACATCAATATCATAATCAAAGTCTACACCAAAACCCACAATATTAGTCTTATACGCATCTATGCATTGCTGTAGGATATCGCTGTTTTCGGAAAGCCGGGTTAACTGCTCCGGATTATAAAGCGGTTCCAAAACAGCCCCATCTTCATACAGTCCATGAAATTCATCTTCATCAACCGCTTTGCTTTCCATAATAGCTACACGGTCCTCTGATATGGTTTTAATGACAACCGAATTATGGATACGCTTTTTTTCTTCCTGCTCCTGTACTTCCTCCAAGATCTTTACCTCCTTCCCACAATTATTTCTTTTTAAATACTGGCATACAGGCTAATGCAACCGCATCCGCCCTGTCCGGAGAAGTTAATCCCCTCTTTTTCAATTCATCTTTGCTTTCAAGCCTCTGCTTACCGTTGGACTGGAAATTATACTTCCGTGTGGAGAATTCACCGACTAAGATTGAATCATCAGGCAGCTTAACTTCTTTGTTCTCCAAGAGGTCACGTACATTCGCCCACATCCAAGTTACAATATCATCATAATACCTGGCTGACTTTGTCTTTGGTGCCTTCTTTGCGAAATTAACAGGAACAACAACCAGTTTCTCCAGCTTCTCTTCCGGATCGCTTTGCAGCTCCTTCAGACGGTCACTGACACCACCACCGACACCAGTATCATCAATTTTGACATAGATGTAATTATCATACTTCGGATATTTTTCAAGTAAACTCCGATACATGCGAACAATATCACCGGCAGTTTTCATCGTATCCTGTCCATGACGGACAAGGAGATCCGGTATAACCTTATCAATCTTCTGGGCTATTACCGTATTATCATTACCAAAGCGGGCAACGTCCACACCTATATCAATGCGGTCAGGGGTGTATTCCTCGTTTTCCTCTTCCATATCTATTTCAAGTTCAATTGCTGCATCCAAAAGTTGCAGGGCAATAAACACATCATCTTCCTGTTTCGGAAATAATCCCCGGACACGTACCCGGACTACATTACTGTCATATCCGAACCGGTCAACCAATGTCTTAATATTGTCTTTATTGGTACGTGGACTGTCCTCTGATGAGACCGTATGGCACTTATACATCCTTCTGGAAGAATAAAAGGCATCATAAAAGGTACCGCTGGTTCTGGTAGGATTGCCACACATAAGCAGCTTGTTATTTCCTCCAGACAGGGTACCCAGGATTGCTTCCATAATCGGATCAGCCACACCAGAAGCTTCGTCTATGATAAAAAGCATGTTATCTTCATGGAAGCCTTGCATATTCTCCGGCTTGGTTGCCGTTCTGGCAGTAGCAAACCACCTTTTCTCATGCCCCTTCATGTAGATATAGGTTTTAGTCCATTTCAATATTTCCTGGAGCAGAGGAGCCCGTTCCTGCCATTTGGATACCTCAGACCACAACACGTCATGTAATTGCTGTTTTGTCGGAGCTGTGGCAACCACTCGAGGAAATGGAAAACATGTTAAAAACCACAGAAGGGCTACAGCTTCAATACCGGTTTTTCCGACACCCTGGCCAGACTTAATACTTACTTTCGGGTGCTCAGCCAAATCCATAAGAGCCTCTTGCTGCCATGGATCAGGCTCAAACAAAAGAACCTCCTGAGCAAATAAAACAGGATTTTTACGGTATATTGGAATTCGCTCCTTAAAAAATGCCCTGCGCTTAGAAGATTTACTGTTGCGACCGTCGCAACGAAGGGATTCCTTTCTCAATCAACATCATCCCCCTCATCTTCACCGGTAACAGCATCAATCCAATCATCAACTACATTTTCACCACCGCCAAGTGAATCTGTCTCGTTGCGACGTTTTTCAAGTTCAACTTGCATAAGTTCCAAACGCATTCTGCGCTCATCATCGGGAGCAGTCAATTCCTTAAACTGCTTAAGCATAGTTGTAAGCGTCTGCATTGCCCTGGACTGGGCCTGAAGGTAACTGGCCTGCTTATCCCAGGCAAATTGCAATTCATACTCCAACTCCGAGGATTTATTCTTCCCACTCATACCGCTTGTTGAAGTCTTAACCTTCTTCAGCTCCTTAGTCAGATCCGACTGATTCTTCACATACATTATTCTTTGAGCCCTAATTATAGCTGCATGCTGCATGAGGATATTATCATAAAGAATATCCGCCGGGTCCAATGCGTTCTCCTGAAGCTCCTCAACAATGGCCAACGTTTCCTCTGGCAGATACTTGCTAAAGAGTCCGTGCTTAACTGCGTTTTTATTCATGGCCGGTGCTCCGTGTCCAGCCGCATTTCTATTGCCTGGTTGCCCACCTTTTTGTGTGCACACCTTATCAGATTTTGTGTGCACACCTTTTTTTTTATCCTTGGACCACTTATATCTTGTTTTCCATGATTTAACGGTATTAATGGTAACACCATGCTTTTCGGCGATATCTTTATATTTCATGCCTGATTGATAATCAATCAAGGCTAATTCATAATTTGGAGCCCTGACTTCATTCACTCCTCACCACCTCTCAATCGTTTGTTTTGTGTTTTAGAAAAACCACTGATTGCATATCTGAGTTGCTATTTCCTTCATCATCAGCGGTGGCACAGACATTCCACATACATATTGAACGCTGGTCTTATTAAAATCATAATCCACAGGGAACGTCTGGCAATTAATGTAATCCATATCTGAAAATTTACTGTCGTCGATAGCCCTCAGGAAATCACCATTAGATGTAATGGTTGGCGAAACAATGCTGTCCCAAACTACAGCTGCATTAAATCTACTCTGTTTATTAAACAGCCGGTTATTGATATCAGCCAAATTGCGGTCGGTTGGTGTTTTGTGCTTCAAAAGTTGATATGTCTCTTTAGTAACCGGTCCACCGGCTAAGCTCCTGATCTCTCCAAAGCGAATCGGTCTCATGGTAAAATCCAGATTCAACTTTGAGTATGGCAGCTCTTTTCTATGACCAATAAAAAATACTCTTTCACGGCGCTGTGGAACGCCCATTACGGCAGAATTTAAGCAAAAAAGCTGGACTTTATATCCAGCTTCATCAACTTTATTGAGGATCTCACTTATATAACCTTTTGCACTGCCATGTAGCATACCTTTTACATTTTCAGCTATGAATACTTTTGGCTTTAATTTTCGAATGACGGATATAAATTCAAAGAACAAATCATCCAACGTTTGGGCTGCCTGGCCCTCCCGGAATCGTTTGGCTTTCCCCCAGTCGTTCTCACGGTTCCCGGACATTGAAAACACACTACATGGCGGCGATCCATCTAATATATCCAATTGAAATAATTCAGGTGGCAGATCATTGTCCGATAATTTAACAAAATCCCTTATGTCCATATTGTATGAATATAAGGGATGATGATTTCTATTATACAGTTCATTAATCCTTTGATCTATTTCACAATTACCAAGCACCTGACAGCCGGCCAGCTTGTATCCCATAGTGGAACCACCTCCACAGGAAAAACATGAAAATACTTTAATGCCGTTTCGGGGAATATTATCTATCTCTTTTAAGCTCCAAGGTCTATACATATATCCCCTTCCTAATAAAGAAATCCACAACGTGGGCACTTATTTTTAAAGTTATCCGCTGAGAAATCAGCCGTATCTATCTCTCCCATAGTGCTTATCGTTGCATCAATATTCACCTGATCAATTAGCTTCTCAATTTCTTTTTCACTGTATCCGGTAAGCGAGGCATAGTCTTTTTCTACAAGCTCCTGCATTATATCTGTCAGTTTTTCAATATCCCAATTACCGGATATCTTATTCAGTGCAACATTAAGCGCCTTCTCCTCAATTGGATCAAGATTCACCACACTGACATCAACTGCCTCTACACCTTCATCCATCAGTATTCTCAGCCTTTGGTGTCCGCCAACTACGTTACCAGTCTTTTCATTCCAGATAATAGGCTCAACGCAGCCAAACTTATCTAAAGATTTTTTAATTCTTTGATACTCAACATCCTCTGGTTTCAAGTCCTTTCTAGGATTATATGCCGCCACCTGCAACTCTTCCACTGCCACATTCTTTATATACATCTTATGCTCCTTCCTGGGGAGCAAAAAAGGGACTACCGTCTTCATTTCGGCAATCCCCTTACATATGATAGAATTTTACATTTACAGTCTAACATCTGTTATATGTAGTGTCAATGTAATTATTTTGTAATTATACTTATAAATAGATACTTTCAGTAACCTCTTTTAAAATAGTTGCAAATTCAGATAACAGATTTGGAAAAATAATCAACCTTTTACCATTACCCACTTTTTCATATTCATATCGATATTCAATAAATCCTTTACTAAACTCGTACCAGAGTGTATCTAATACACAGTCTTTATTCGGATATATAGGATAAGCATAGTCTTCCTTATGCATTTTTTGCCCAATTAAAGTCTTATAATCATCAGGTAAACACATAAATAGGTCCTTGAGGTCATGACCATGCGCATGCTTTTTATTCAGTTTTAAACATAACGCTTTTAAATATAATTCACAAGTAAATGTACCATTTACGAATTCGACAGCATAGGAAGAATACTCATCCTTATCTTCATTATTCTTTGCTATCTCTAAATAAATATTGTAAAATTTATTTGCATGTATCAATATATCATTATAATTATATTCCATAGCTAACCTTTCTTACTTTTGCGTCTTTATAGTCATAATCTGCAATAGATATACTTCTCCCTTTTGAGTCAGACCTATATGCAAGCTACCTGATATTGTATCTTGATATATAAGACCTTGCGCATATAACTGTATCCTAATAGTTTGTATACACTCATCTCTGATTCCTTCGAAACCATAATAACCAAGATTACACTTTACGATTTTTTCAAATATGTCTTTTTTTACACAAGGATTAAGGTGCGGACCAATTGCTTTAAAAATGTCATTCCAAGTAAAATCAAAATCATCCTCATAAAAATTGCTATCACCATTTTCATCCATTTCTATTCCTCTGACAGTATACACCTCTGACATTTCAGCTAAATTTTCAAATTTAGGTTGGTTTTCATGAAGAGTCTCTTTAACTTCCATATACTTCTTCTCTATCGTCTCTTTTTCTAACCTCAAATCATTAATTTGTTTTAAAAGTTCAGCACTATTACTTTCTCCGCCACGCACCCAACCTAACCTAGGATTATTATTAAATTCATAATTTAATCCTAGTAAAACTGAAGAAGTCAAATTATCTATATTAGACCAATACTTAATCATCTTACCTGTTTTAACTTTTTTTAGAAATGCATCAAATAGTATTCTATTCTCATCATCCCTTCTTTTGGATGGCAAATCATATGGTGTCTCATGTAAAAAAGCTAAAATTGGTAAACCTAATTCCAAGGCATAAAGATATTCTTGCTCTGTGTAGCTTATACCTTTATCTGGATTTATAGTTCCATATCTGCCTCCAACTATTAGAATATAATAATCACAATTATGCATTATTTTTTTTATATATTCAAATTGTTCATCGTTAGAGGCAGTAAACAACTCCATTCCAGCTGGAATATGATTAAAATTTAAAATAGTTTCTATGACCCTCTTACGCTCATCTACTAAATCCTCAAATGTCGAACTTACAAAAATTTGATACCGTTTTTCCATGTATTTACCCCCTGTATATGCTGCAAGTAATGACTTTCAATAATCTCAATACTTAACTTAATCTATTTATTATATACATAAAACGGTTATCATAATTGGCTTTAGCAAAAATGATGTGTTAATATGTCTAATAATTTCATTTTATCTGTATCTAAAACATTTCCCTCATCCAAAACATGCACAATAGAAAATCTGATTTTTTCTTTAACAAGTTTGTTATTTGCAATTGCTTTCAGTGCTTGCAAATTAAGATTTAGAAGCCACGATACATCAAATTTAGTAAAATCAAATTTTTCGTATTGGTAAAAGAAGTCAAAAAAATCGTTAACACCTACAAAGGCTTTAAAATCATCTTTACGAAGTTTTTTTATCAAACACCAATATCCAACCAGTTTCAATTCCCTATAGAGATCTCTTTCGGAGTGTGTAAAAATCTCTGTTTTTTTTGATTCTATAGATTCTTTCTGAATTATATCCCGTAAGTATCCTATAAGGGATTCAATTAATTTTTTATCAATTTTTACGTTGCATTCAATTAGCAATGTGAACATATCAAAGTTAAAAGAATATGTTAATTTCTCCTTTACCCAAGTAGTAACTTTGTATCGAGAATATGGTGAGATATGGTTCCAATAATCCTTTAAGACATGTGGAACCATGTCAGTCATATTGTTTTTAATAATATACAAAACTCGGATGGCTACCCTACGTGAATGATATTGCTCATTTTTAGGAGCAACGTAGTGGATCAAATTGCTATAGGTAAGGCCACTATTAGACAAGGGTTCATTAAATTTTTCTGAAGACTCAATTGCCCTTATTTGAGAATCTATATAAAAAAGCAACTTGTCCTCAATTATTTTCGAGGTTACATCACTATACATTTCTTTGCATAATAATTGATAATAAAGAAATGAAATTTTATCATTGATCAGTATTTCACGGAATTCATATTTAAAAAGAAACCGACATAATGTTTCAACTAATGACTGCGATATATCTACATATCGCAGCAAAGCTAAACATGACTTTATTTGCCTTTGTAAATTTATAATTTCTGTAAAACTTGCGTTCTTTTTTATTAGCTGTTCATAATATTTCAGCATATTATTTATTGCATTTTCAACCAAATCAATTTTTTGAAATGTGATTGTTTTCACTTTATGCTTACTAAATAACTGAATTAATTCATTGCTACTAAAGCATTCAACAAAACAATAAAAATCTATTTCATCAAAATATACCTCCTCTTGCGTAGAGCCGAGGAAAAATTCATCTTGCAGATTTTTTTTACCTTGCACAGAATACTTATAGACAAGCAGAGACATCAAGTTATTAATAGTATTTTTAAATTCAGCAAAAAGATCAACAACAATACCATTACCCAGTAAGAAATGTAAATAGTCATTAATTCTACACATTGCTTTTGCACTGCTTGTAAAACCATACTCTATTGAATTTGACTCTATTGCATTCCGAAGCTTTTGACCATCAGCAAAAGCCTCATAAGAATATTGGTATAATAGATTTGTTGAATGTATATCTTTGAAGCTGATGTATTGGTTCTGAAACTCAATTGGCAGTTTTTCAAACAAATGCTCGATGTCATCAGTATTTGGAGCTGTCGCATCAATTTTTTCGATGTCATAACAGTTGTAATACTGATTTACATTTCGTAGAATTATACGAAGATTGATACAGTTGACTTCTGCAAGATAATAAAATAGGTAATCCTTAGATTTAAATGCTTGATTAGCAATTTGAGCAAACATATAGAATGCTTTGTCATATTGTTTTAAGCGTGCAAGATAGAATCCCTTTTTGTAATTATCACGAATTGTAGTATACTTTTTTGACGCAAAAGCAAACATATTTTCATAATTAAAACCTATACAATTTGGATCAGCAAAGTAAACTTCCTTGTTGGCAAAGAAGTGTCTCTTATGTTCTATATCAACTTTATCAATTTGTGCTTTACTAAACACTCTTAAAATAACTTGATACTTTTCTTGTATAGCTTTAGGGATTGATTCATATTCTTCGACGGAGATCATATTTATTTTAAAAAAGTATTGAATCAGAATACTTTCGCTAGGGGAAGTCAAAATTGTTCCGTCATCATTTATTCTTATATAAGGCTTTAATTTAGAATAAACATCTCTGATTCTTAAAGTATTCAATCTATCAAGAGGTTCTAATAGTTCATATAGGATGCCAAAGGCCTCTTGTTCTGTTTTTCCATCGATAGATAAATCCGATGATTTTTTTATTGCCATTAGAACAGACATATATCTTGTAAAATAATCAGTGGAGTGCTTAACTATTTTTTCACATTCAATCACGCATAATCCTTTTGATTTTTGATATAAGAGTTCTTCGGTACTTAATGGAGTTTCACCAGTATAAATGAAGATAGGCTTATTAAAATGGTCTTTTAATAGCGTTTTTGCCCAATTGAGAATCAACTTTATGTTGTAATCATTTAAACCATATCCAATAAAAACAACTGTATTTGTTGAAAAAATGGACTTGAGCAGAGTCTCAGTTAATTTGAAATTCTCACTATAATTTAGGTAGTCTTCTTCCTTAAATACAATGTTTTTATGCTTTAAGTCACCATGAAGTTTCAATATATATCTGTCGCCGTTAATGCTTGAGACTTCATCGTCACATGCAACTACCTTAAAGCTTTGACAATATTGGATAGCAGCTTCCTCAATAAGGCTATCAAAGTTTGTTGTTATAAAAGAGCTTGGATTGAAGTTCAACAATTCTTTGTGAACTTCATTTGGTAGGAGGTTATTAGTGGTAAGTAGCTCTTCGATAAAGCTATAATACGTATCATCATCTTTCTCAATAGAGTAGTAGTACATCTGAGGAATTTGCAAATTTTCATCTGACGAATACGCCTCTTTTATAGGACGTTTTAGCCTATAGCAAATTTCTTGGATTAACTTTTTCCAGGAGGGAGCTCCGGATAGAGCCGAAACACCTGCGCCAACAAAAAATGTTAAGGAATGGTTTCTTGAGGCGTCTACAATTCTTTGAAATTCTTGTTCGTACATACATTTATCCCCCAGCGCATCTCTTGATGCTCTAACTTCCCATTATTACAATTATATTAAGCTATGCCACCATATTAATAAATGAATAATTCTGTATCTATTATATTATAAATGGAAAATAATACAAGTTAAAGAGTGCAGCTCAATCAAATTCTTGGTCAGAGCAGCACCGGGCAACCAGGGAGGAATATTGAGATACAATAAGACAAGAAAATCCAGGGCGGATACCCTGGACTTTCTCTGCTGTTATCCCCACCCCGACAACGAACCTTTGGGAAGGGGTTAATACTGTCTTTGACGGATGCGAGCGTCGGGACAGTACTTTCTCAATTAAAATGAAATTATTTATAATATAGCAACTCTTGTTTTAAATATTTTACAGTACATCCTAATTCCAGAATAATCGATTTATCTAAAGGGTTAGATTTGCTTAAAATCATTGTAAGTTTACAATCTTTATTTGGTAATCAATTAATTTTGCACTCAGCACTATTAACTATATTAATCATGTTTTATAAATAATCTTTTTATTAAGTCATTAATATATTCAATTCTTTAGTTTTTATTGATGAAATAACTATATTATCGAATGACTCTATATCGATATGACTTTCTAATGATTGGATATGATGGTATGATGACATTAACATTTCACATAGTATACCTCCATTATGCTCACAATGACTTTCATTAGCTATCTCTTGTTTCAATAATAAACTAAATATTTCTAATGCATCATGGCCGTTACAAATATATTCCTTTCTGTAATTTTTATTTTTAATATATTTATATCTTTCAATTAAGATACTTCTCTCATCAAAAGGTAGTTTAGTATAATCACAAAAATATTTCAAAAAATCTTCCTCTGTTTTTTCATACAGCTTTTTAAATTTAATATCTTTAAAATCAAAGTTATAATTATACTTCTCATTAACAAGTCTTAGAATTCCTAGAGGATATGTTTTTGTAAGAATTAATTCTAATAATTCATAAGTTGGCTTCCTTTTTTTATTTGATGAGACCAATTCATTTACTATATCCAAAGAAGGACTCTTTAACAGAGTCAACTCTAAGTCTTTATATTTATAATAATATAAGCTTTTAAGTGAGACATTTATATCATCTAAAAAATCATAATCCGCATCTACAATTCCGATAATGTTAGCTTCTATATTTCTTTCATATAATAACTTTAGCACATTAATTACGTAATCTTTGTTACTATTAGAATCTATTTTAGCACCAAGGTATATTCGATACTTTTTTTTATTACTAATTTGTAATGTATTCCAAAATCGTTTATCAGAATCTCCTTCTACAAGAATAAATTTATCTTCTAATCCACATAACATCATTCCGATTTCATCTGCTAATTCTACAGGACTCTGTTTCATCTCTTGTTCAAACATGCTATTCTACCTCACCCAATTTTACTGTTAGATTCCAATAATCATTTAATATCTGAGGTGAGTGTGTAGCAATTAATATATTCATTTTATTTAATTCAATAATCTTCTTTAAGTCATCAACAAATTGTCTCTGCCATGCTACATGCAATGAAATTTCAGGTTCGTCAATTAAGATTAACTGATTTTCATTTGACGAAAATATAAGCCGATACAGTAAAACTATCTCTTGTTGCTCTCCAGAGGATAATTGGGAAAGTTCTATTATCTTCTTTCTATCTGTTATTTGAATTCCTTTTTCTTTTGTTATTTGTATTCCTTTTTCTTCTGTTATTTGTATTCCTTTTTCATCTGTTATTTGAATTCCTTTTTCTTTTGTTATAATAAGCTGCTTACCATACATTAATTTTCTATTTACCAAATCAATAAACAATAAAATACGGTCAGACAAATCATTGAGAGATTTTAATTTTTCTTCTGTATCTTTATAATAAACCTTTAATATAGGCAATGTTTTAGAATCAACAGTATCAATACTATCTGTAATGTATTTTGTAGTTTCATTGCTCTCAAGTATACCCGTTTTAATATGTTTTTCTCTTAGAGTATTAATTTCCTCAATTTTTTTTTCTACTAATTCTTTATCTTCATCATAATATATATTATTTTTTAAAGCTTCAAATATTTTTCCCGGAAAAGCTTCATCTAATTTTTGTGATATATTAGCATATTCAGATAATGTATCTTTAATCATTTTAACTAATTCATTTGAATATACTTCAACCATATTTTCATAGCGAAAACGATTTCTCAATTCACGTAAAGGAATATTTTCGTCTATATCCATCTTTAGTAATCTATTAGTTGAAACAAAATCGATTTTAACTTTTTCTAATAGTACTTTTATTTCTTCAGGAAAATTCAACTCAATTGCTGCAGAAGTATCATTATATTCTTCCTTTATTATACTCCTTTCAATATATGGATTAAATTTCGTAATTTCACTAATCTCATCTTCATAGTAATGATTTTTTATATAATTTCTTTCTAAATACTTATCTGTATTTCTAGAATATACATATTCCATAGGTTTATCATTCAAAAAAATTTTAAATACGCCATGAATCGAGAAGGTCTTGTTGTTTCTATTCATTTTTTTTTGTAAATAGGGATACTCCTTATCTGTCTCAATCCTGATGATTGAATTTTCAATCCCTATTTCAATTTTCTCAAAGTCAAATCTCCATAATTCTTTTAGAGTATCCATAAAAACACATTTTAGTATTTTTAATGTAGTAGTTTTTCCACATCCATTTGGTCCAATTAATAAAGTGATTTTTTCTTTTTCATTAAAAACTATTTCATTTTTAAACTTTCCAAATAGACCATATACCGTAAAATACTTAATCATTTCTTCATCCCCCCTATATTTTTCTACATTTTAACATTACTAATCTTGCAATGTCAATGTATGTTTAGATCAATAACTATATTTTGTTGAATGTAAATGTACATTCTTACATGCTATATCGGATAAACGGTGTTAACAAAAAATTTTACCCTTAGTTTATGACCGAAAACGATAACATTCGTCATTTTTCCCTATTGCTAAACCTAATTCCATAACGGATTTACTTGTATAAACATACGATCTATCAAATTTAACTCAATGGACATAAGATAGCATTAGCAACCATTTTTACTCATTAAACAGGATTCCATATACCTTGTATTTTTTTGAAAAGGTAGCCATACCAATCGTATGTGCTTCAGTATGCTCTTTTCTACATAAACATATTTTTTTGTGTTTCGAATCATCAACTTTCTTTCGATTATTTCCCATGCCTATAGCGTCCTCATGGTGGGTTTCTCCTGCCCTACCACATACGCAGCAGCGCTTGTGCTTCAGGCAGGAATACAAATACCTATCTATATCATCAGTTCGATCTATTCCATGATCTGATAACCACATACCATGAGCTAATGCATAATCCAGAAGAAAGCTAATAAAATCACGTGCAAAATCCATACTGCAGTCACTTAGCGAAAACTCAGTACAGCCAATACACTTTATGTATTCATACTTCATTACCTCATGAGTTTCCTTTGGACTGTATCCGGTCCATTCAGAAATATCATTGAACATTGCATATATTTTTTTCCGTTGTGCTGCACTTATTTGTCGACCATCATCAAGCCAGATCCCACATTCAGTAATCTCCTTAGTGATTATAGGTTCCATTAGGTTAACCCTTGGTACTAATAATTTCAGCTCGGTACCTTCTGGTCCTGGTACAAAATCTAATAATCTTGCAACTTCATACATAACAACCTCATTTCAATGCATCAATTCCAAACAGAAGAGCCGATAATTGCTTTATCGCAGAGTTTTTATCCGCATAAACACTTTCTTTGGATATATTGTAATGCTCCGCTAACTGTTTAACGGTCATGTTAGTTCCTGCAATATAAAGTTGATATAATACATCATATTTTCGCATTTGTAGTTCGTTGCAGGACCTCTCGCACAATCGCTTAAATAAGTCCAACATTGCATCTATATGCGCCATCATAATAGCAGTCCGTTCTGCTGATCGTTTAATACTTTCAACTACCATTCCATCATCTTTTAGAGACATCATATTAATTAGGATATCCGCTGCGGATTCATTTAGATGAGCAGCATCAAAAACGGAATTATCGGTATGAACCTTTAATACCCGATAATTTCTCATTAACAACTCAGTATTATGCAATTTCTTCTTTCCAAGTTCTCTTTTATACCTTGCCTTTTCTTCTCCTAATTTCTCTATCGCGGTAGTGGCCCCAATTTTTGCTGCCTCTTTCATCATTCGTTCAAACTCCAACTCGTTAATCATAAAAATCTTTTGATCCATGCTTTACACTCCTCCTTGCTATTAAAATGCATCTCTGCTACAATAATATTGGTTAGGGAGGGGAGCGAAAGCACCCTCTTTTAATTTATAGATTAACTTTCAACATCGTTCTTCAGGAATATACCCATTTTCTTTTGCATACTCAACCAGGCGCTTATATGTAATTTTCCCTACTCCAGGAACCTGTCTAAATCCATCTAAAAAATATTTCACTGTAGAATTATCCAGATCACCACTGGCATCTTTTTTTATTCGGTTATATCCTTCGCTCTCCGCTTTTGCGATGCGATCCTCCACATAATGAACAAGTTGCTCATCAGTCATTTTTCGCATCCTGACCGCCTTCTCATGAATCATTTTTGCATCTTCGGTTCTCCTGCAGCTTCTTTTACTCATTAGCGGTACCTCCTATAATATTTTTGAAATCGTATTTCTCACATACCTTCTCCAAGCATTCCTTACAAAGATATCCCATTTGTTGTGGCTGTTTCCCTCTCTGAACTCGACCACATATAGCTACCATATTCTGCTTTAATTCTTCTCGTTTGCATTTTCCACATACACCGACCATTTTCTCCTTGAGTTCCCCAAAATACCGACGGCCAGAACTCCACATCAACTGATCCGGGTACTCTCTTCTAGGTGGAAGCTGATACTTCAGACATATAGCAGATTCTATAAATATTGGGATGCTCAATCTTTCTGTATATTTAATAATATTGTCAATCCATTCCTTTTCAGGCATCTGTTTTTTATTTCCATACCTGCAGCCACCGGTACCTACAACCACCCATTCCACCCGAACATCTAATTCTAATAAATTCATAGCCAGCTCTTCTTTCGGGTTAATGTAAAGAAAGCAATGGTATCCCTCTTTTGCAAATACCGGGTCTTCTTTTTTATAAATCACACTTCCGTACCACATATTATCTTCCGCAGGCAAAGTATGCAGCAGCTTACTATATCCAATTTCTGATGAAAGGAAGAGATAGTTGTTTTGAGAATACAATCTACAAGCATCGAATATCTCTTTATAGCACCAAGATTCATATCCAAACATTTCACCAATGGAACCGCAAAGCACATTCTTTCCGGTACTAAGGGTACCCAAACGCCCTAATCTATATCGATGGTACGTTGGCAACATACCAAATGGATAATCGCTTTTATACCCTGTTTCTGAGGTGAATTCAGATTCTAAAACGCAAAGCTCACCTTCCTGCTTATACATATGAGTTTTTGAAAGATTAAATCTGCTATCAGCACCACCAAAGCCACGTATGAACTTGGTATAAGTACATTTGATGCACTTGTCAGAGCATCCGGTTATTGGGTTCCATTCATGATCACACCATTCAACTTTTGACCGATTCATATAATAAATTTCCTCCATCAACTTTTTTCAGGCGGTTGTATATTTGTTGGATTCACGCCTAATATTTTCGGCTCATGCCATGTTCCCCAATCAAGTAACCACCCAGCTTGCTTACAAGTACATCTTTTCTGATCTGTCTTGGGAGGATATAACTTTCCACAACATTGACATTTCTTGTTACTGTATTCTATTTTCGTCTTTTTCATTTTCCACCTCTACCGACACAATCCTCACCCTCTCCTGGGGTACGTCTATGTAATCACCATTGTTAAGCTGTATCCCGATCAGACCGTCATTGCTGCCGATCATGGTCCCAAACTTCCTACCTGGATAAATCTGGACAGTGACTATCTGTTTTTCTTCAAGCCTCATGCTGCACCTTCTTCCTCCGTAATTCCGCAAAAGCTGGGCCAGTCCTGCGCTTTGGATCCGGGCATGAGCTTGTATATGCGTAGGGTGGATTTGTTGCGCTGAAGCTCATTACCGGCGGCGCCTTTATAGCTTCATCCGCCTCGGCCTGTATACGACTGTTCACGCTAGCTCTATCTGCTCTGCAGTCTTTTGATGATTTTCTCAATATATTCCTCCTTTTGGGTAATAAAAAACCAACTACCGAATATTGATAGTTGGTTAGTATTTAAAAATTATTTTTTAATTCTTTTGAGATATGCTCCACATCTGGATATATGTTACTTAATTTGAATCCGCATATCTCAAGTTGTAATTTAAATTCTTTTTTTATTTTTGACGAAATTACAATTTTATTTAAAAAATCAACTGAACACTTAAATTCCTCAAGTGGTAAATTCGATGAATGAATTGTAAATGCTGATTGTTGAACATACATTCTCAAATCATTTTCTACCGGGAAGCAAGCTATAACATTATCGGGTTCAGTACATTTTGAAAAAGCAGGCTCAATATATTTTTGAACTGTATAACTATCCATTGGATATAGGTATTTATCGTTATCCATGTTGATATTTAACTTTTCAGGATTTAAAGACCATACAATCGCATCTTTTTCAGAATAACCTTCCTGATTTTCTAGAGCAAAAAATAGTGCTATTAATGGTGATTCTGACCAATCTAAAAGCCTAGTTGGTAATCCATAGTGTTGCATGAGAGAAATCCATCCAGCTTTATTATTAGGCTTATCTCTTATTCTACGACTTGCATCAATATAAAAATTATTAGCTAAATATTGTTCATTTTCTCCTTGATTAAAAGGATCTCTTTTTACAGAAGGTAATAATTTCCAACCTGTCTCTCTATGTCCTCTATACCAACAAAATCCCTTATTCTCAAAGGAAATTTCTAAAACAGCACTCATAAACTCATTCCATGAATTTATAAAATATTCCTTCATATAGTCACCTCTTTGTCTATTTAATAATCTATTTTACCACCCCAACTAGCAATATTCAATTATCAAGGAACAATTTTTCTTTTAAATCCTAATTCAAATAGCCATTTTAACTTCTCTCTTTTTGACAATAAAAAAACTACCAACTTTATATTGATAGTTAGTAGTTTTCTTTTCAAAATTATTTTTTTGTTTCGGATTATGCTAGAAATACAAGTATAAAAATTACAAATTTTTAACTAAACGTGTGGAATAGTATTTCAAGGTTTGAAATGAGCTTATCTATTGTTGTTATAATGGTCTGATTTTCCGTCTATTCTTTTAGTAACCAAAGTCACTCTTGGGGAAAGACTTGCCCTAATTCTATACTCTTTTCGGCACTCCGGACAATAGTATTCTTCATATTCGTTGTGACCATCCTGCAATTGGTTTTCCATTCGAAATACACAACCACAATAATCACAAGTTTCTAAAATATTCTTATCTTTATAAGAATTGGCTCCTGCCCAATCTGACATAAATACCCTCCATTCTATACAACCTTTGTTCCTAAACTTTGTTTAGACTGTTATTAGTTTCGAGACGTATCAAATATACAAGGCATGTCTGGTGTTTAACTGCATAACCCCCACTTTAGATGAATAACCTTCAATAGTAGAATACCACCATACTTACTAACTATCAATATAAAGTTTTCAATGTACAACTTTCTCTCACAAAATCTTCACAGAACCATCAAACTCCCGTCACAATTCTCCGGTATATTAATACTTGTAAAGAGGCAAACAACCTTTTAATATAAATACTTTTTTTCATACTTCCGCCGGTAGGATTCCCCCGATCTTACCGGCACCTCCCTTATTCAGGGGATTTTATCTATCAAGTACTGCCAATTTCTTGAGATACTGTTTCTTTCTGGCAGCCCTACAGTCTTTACAATACAGATTTTCCTTCCGCTCCAAAAACTCTTTTCCGCAGCGTTTACAATACTGGAGCCTAATCCGTTGGAAATTCACGCAGCTGTCACAATCCGTTTCACTCGCCATGCAGAAGCCCTCCCAGTGCTGACATAGGTCTTTCTGCCAATAATCGCAATCATCAAAGTTTTGCTTATACTGATTCCGAATGATAGCTGCCAGTCTGGTCATAAGTTCCTTGGTCTGTGCTTTCTCTTCCAGGTTCATGAGAAGATATTGTTTAATCTTTCGTTCCGGTCTGCCAGATCCCCATGGGCCAGATCCGATCATTTCCCGTATCTTGTCCAAATTTTCGGTAATATACATCTGATAAACCCTCCCACGAATAGCTTTTACCGACTTGCCAATAACTTCAGCCATCTGTTCATACTTTTTCCCTGCAATAATCATCTGCCCCAGTAAAGAAAACTCTTCATTAGTCCAGTTGGTATGATTGTCAGCTTTTACCGGACGGTCCTTAATTCCCAAATCTGTAAGACGGCGTTGTATTGCTCCTTCGGTTCTCTTCATCATCTGGGATAGTTCCCGAAATCCATACCGCTGCTTTCTAACAAGCCGGATCAGCTTTTCGTCTTCATGTGATGTCCATGGAGCGTTTTTGATTTGAAGCCGATCTGAATAATCTTGCCGGCGTTTTTCTTGTACCCAAGCAGGCTCTTCTCCGAGAGCATAGGGTTCAAACCGGGAAAAATCTAAGAACGCCTTATTTTTCTCAGCCCAGATCCAAAACTCATCCAAAAAGACAACCTTGAAGGAATTGTTCCTGATCCGCTTTGTGTGTAAGGGGAAATCTCTGTTCTGTACCCAGGAAATCATTTTGTATCCACTTCCAGATAGTCCCATTCCAAGAGCAATCTGCAGTTGGTTCCATGTAATATAATCTCCTGATGATAAAAATGATCCCAATCCCATTCTCTGGCTTCTCACAATAACGGCATTCTCTGACCGGTTCAAACTCTTTGCGATGCCCTTTATGGATATAGTTCCCCACTTATCTTCCAAGTAGGATTCTTCCTCCGCAGTCCAACTTCTTCCTATCCCCAAGTTAATCACCTCCAACCCTGTCGCTATTGCTTTTTCTGAAATTCTTTCAAATATTCCACTAGGGCAGATCGGTTTGTGCCACACTCATAAAATGTCCTGGACTCATCTTCCACGTAAGCATTTTTACCGTTATGCCATTCTGACATCACTCCCATAAGGTAGTAGTGCTCTGCTCCGTATTCATAATTCTTAGATTCCTTATAACTCTCCCATGAGTGCTTCCAGTATACCTTTACCACAATGGCAGCCTTTTCCGATAAATCATACCGGTAGTACCTTTCCCCTGTTTCTTTGGTCTCGATCCATATTGGCCACGTCTTATAGGCATCTATGAAAGCGGCGCGCTGTTCATTGTTCTTCAGTATAGGAAGATCTGGCTGTTCCTGCTTTATCGGTTCTGACGGAACTTCCTCATATTCTCCATCAATTACGTTTTCAGAAGAAACAGGTACAGTTTCGTCCTCTTCCGGTACACTTCCTGGTTGTTCAATAACATTTTCAGGGTTAGATTCATCTACTTTCTTTTCATCATCTGGATTATAAAATCCTTTATCTTCGAGCTGGGAGGTTTCCAATTTCTGCTGATCCGGATGTGCATTATGCCATTCACGGCCATTAAAATTCCAGATTTGCTGATCGATCTCACCTGATTCAAATACCCAGTTTCCAATTCCATCAAATTCCTCTACGTAGTACCTGGGTTCCTTATATTCAACGTTATATTCTGAATGATCAGATCCGTCATCGCCAAATCCAAAACCATAGGATCCGCTTGATATTCTTTGAATTGCTGTCATACTGTAATTATCTTTTTCCAGACCATAGGAATGCATATCGCAAAGAGCATTGCACATTTTTCTAAGGACATCACATCGGATCAACCATTCTTCTCTTCGTTTATCCTCAAAGTCCTGACTATTAACATCCGCATCCTGTTGCGATATCGCAACGCTCTCCTGCTCCTCACCAGACAACATATCCACCACATTTATTTCAAAGGTCTGTTTTTGTATCATAACCGGCTTCTCAATCTGATCGGAAGGCAAAATATCAGGAAAGTCTATTTCAAAATCCATCTGCCCTGGTAGCTCTATGTATGGAATCTCCTTGGGTCTTCGTAAATTCCGGATATCTTCCACTCTATCCTCAGGCTTGACCTGTTCCAACTGCTCATCTTCCAGATATAGCATTTCCTGCAGCTGACTTTTTCCAAATGATTTGTATTCCGTTTTTATGTTGGGACTGTTTCCGTTCTCAGAGAAACGATCATTCATGGACATATAACGGCTAGCTGTGCTTTTGCTTATACCATATTCTGATTTGGCAAAATCCCATACATCTTGATAATTATCTTCTTCAAACAGATTCCGGTCTCTGACACATTTCAAATAAAATCCAATGGCAATAAAAGAACGGGCTGCCGTAGTAATATTGCTTTTAATAAATGTCTTTGCGTCCTCCAGACTGATATGACCTTCATACCAACGTGAAGGCTCTGATTTTATTTCTGCATTATTTTGGACTACGGTCTCCAACTCTTCCATGGTCACTCCTCCTTTACATTTCCAGAAACTGTTCATTTACAATGGCATCATAATCAGTATCCCTTTGAGGGAAGTTCTGGAATTGGTTTTTTTTATTAGATGGAGCTGAATCCTTTTCAATATTGTTCAAAGGAAAAATTCCCGTCCATCCGTTCATAATTGATCTATTTAAAATAGCAATACGCTCGTTTGTGGTCTTTCCTATATCCTGTAATTCTTTAATTAATAAAGTAATTGCATCATCGGTCAACGGTTTTTTTAATTCCTCTCTATAATCCATAAACCGCAAAATGGCCTTATTAAGATCCTCTTCAGGAACAAAAACACTTCTTTTTATTTCCTTTACTTTACTTTCCTTTACTTTACTTTCCTTTAGGGATACTTCCCGGGAACTATCCGAGTTTTTCCCGGAAAAATCCTTGTTATTCCCTGATTTATTTAAAAATGAGTTCACTTTAATAAAGGGTTCTGTTTTTTCTTCTGGAAGAATCCAGAAACCCTCTATTTGAATAGGATTCTTTTTAGCTCGTTCTTTAACAGCTAGCTGGAATCTCTTCTGTATTCCGGTTGAGGTCAAGACAGCGTCCGACTGGAAAAGTTTATTATCAAACAGTGACCGTTCCAGCAAGAATTTCAAGACCTGCATCACCTTATCTGGACTCATTTTTAAATCGTCCGATATGATATACTGAGAATCATCATTAAATCGAATATAATATCCTGATCGGTAAATCTCACACAGTAGATACAAATAGATTGCAATGCCATCTACCCCATACCGGGCCTTCAGGATTTTTATTTTAGGGTCGGAAAAAAAGTCTATATCAAATGGAAAGTAGTCGATACCCTCTTTCTGAGGTCTTGACATGGTGTGGTTCACCTACTTCCACTAAAATCCCCCGCCACCCACTGACAGGCAGCGGAGGTAAAACAGTTGGTCTTAGATTCGTGACATATAAAACCACTAAGGAAAAAATATTAACCTATTACAGTAATGTTACTTCTTATTTCAGTTTCCATATTGGAGAGGTTCTCCATAAGGAAAGCCTTGATATTTGAAATGGCTTCGTTCTTCCAGATTCCACCCTCTGCTTCTACAATCTTAAAGGCTGGAACCTCTTTGTCTCCGATCCGGAATACAAACTTACTTGCCGGCTGACCCACTTCCTGGAATGTGCGATATGGGATCAGCTCTACTGGATTGGGTACAATCACATCTGCTTTTGTTGCAATTCCCGTGCTCATAGTTGCAACCTGGGAGCAGCCATCATCGGAGTAAGTCTCGCCATTCTTCTTCACGATATTTCCAACTGCTTTTAAAACCAACTCAAGATCCTCATTCTTCTGGAAGTTAGCCTGTAAATCAATCATCATATGTTCCTGATCGTACCACTGATCAAAACGGAATTCTGAGATCTCTGCATTTACTTCAAACAGTATCTCTCGCTCCCTTTCCTTATCAAGAGCTGACATTAGGTACACCTTAGTGGGACTTGCAATATGTATAATCATGCTGCCAGGGAATTCATTATTACACTGGTAAATATAATCCACCATAGATGTGAGGGTGGATGCTTTGATCCTGTCCGCCTTTGGCATCTTGTCATACCGCGTCAATGACTTAGTAGCATAGGTTTTCCCATTGATATCAAGTACTTCTGTTTTTTCTGCATCAACTCCAAGCCCTGCAATGTACTGTAATGCTTCTTTTAAATTGTCCATGTTACGGATCTCCTTCTCTAATTTGCTTCTCTTAAATTAATAGGTTTTTGATACTGCGACGTCTCTATAATCTCTCCGGTCTCTGAATCGAAGTTTCTGGGCTGAGGTGGTATTTCTTCTGTTGCAACCGGATAAGATTCCCCAGCAACCCGTACAGGCTGCTGATTGCTCCCATACTCATTCATTTCAATCCGTCCTGTCTTTAAGTCCTGTCCTATCAGCATCATTGTCTCATCTGCCAAAGGTGGGGCTAAGGAGACATTAACTCCCAGAGAAGTTTTTACATGTCTTCGACTTTTGTCAGGTTTAAATGTAAGGGTAATTGTAACCTTACGGGCCTTTTCCGGATCTGTATTTGGATCCATGATATTTCTTGCTACTTGGGCCAGGGCGAGATTGGCTCTTTCGAGCAATGCTCCACACCCCATACTATCAAGGCTGATTCCCACTTGTATTTCCTCCTTTCTACTGGATTTTATTGATTAAAGAAATCATCTTCCACACTCGTTTCCGGGCTTTCCGGCGATTCCTGAACCGGTTGCTCTTGTTCTGCTTCCTGCTCTGCAACCACATTATCTTTGGCAGCTTCTTCCACCTCTACATAATCTGCGGTACCATCCTCACGGATCACTGCCATATCGGCATCTATGGCCTGAACCATTTCAATACTCATAGTTCCCCATTTTGAGATCAACTGTCTTAGCATGGTCTTGTGAGCCATTGCGTCGAAATCCTTATACCAGAAGGATGAATACTTCCATAAATCCTTGTCCGGTATTTCCCCTCTCTCTAATCGCTCCAGATCCTTTGCATTGAATGCCGATGAAAATTTGTCTGCATGAGACATCATCTTCTTTTTAGACCAGTACATACTATGCTCATAACCGTTATGCTCCCGGAACATGGCATAATATCCGATGGTAGGTGCTGCTTCTCTTAAGAGATCATCTTCAATTAAGGATACTTTCAACTCCTCTTCCAGTGGATCATAAGAAATCAATTCCCCTTCCTTGATTGAAATGACATGGAGTTTTTTATAAACCCCGCTTCTTTTTGCAAGCTGGATATATCCCTTATATCCCAGCTGAAACTGAGCTTCCTTGACCTCTTTCTTTTTATTATTAAATGGGACCATATAAAACTGTCCCAGCTGTGGGGAAGGAGAAAGCTTTAATGCTTCTCCCTGCAACGCTGCACTCAATATAGAAGTGTTGGTACATTCCTGCAGTGCTGGATTTGCTTGAACCGCAGATACAATACTGGAAATGAAACGGGTTCCTGCCTGCCCTCCCAAGAGTTTGTTAATCTGCTGCTTCGCGGCATCTTGAGTCAAATACATACCAAAATCCATTTTTCTATTCTGTTGTTTAGCAAGACTGTTATTAACTGCCATTGAGACTACACTCCTTTCGGTACCGGTTCAAACCGGATACTATTTGAATTCAAGAAATCCTTTAACTTATCCAGTTGTTTTTTTGTTGCATGGACACGGAAGTCCAGAATATGTACAGGATCTTCTATGCTTTCCACAGCAGGCGTAGGCTGTGCTACATGCTGAGTCTGTATTGGACGCGTAGAAGTTACCGGCACTTTACCGACGGTAATTACCCTGCTTGTCTGAGCCTGCATGGCAGCTTCTCGTTCTGCCTTTTTACGAGCCTGTTCTTCCTCATAAGCTTTGCGTTTCTCTTCTGCAGTTTCCAAGCGATTCCTTTCGGCCATAGCTGCCCCTATGTCATAAGTCCGAATAAACACTTCTTTCATATCTCCTGCAAACTTACTATCAACTTCATTGATAATAGCCAGGCCTTCATCAACCTTCTGGATCAGAGCCAGTATATCCTCTTTAATCGATTTCATGGTTGTAGAGGCATTGGCATACTCTGGCTTAAAAACTCGATCAAAAGGTAGAATAGAGGAAAGATCATGGATATTCTCTTCGTAAAACTCCTGGACCTTTGCTGTTTTTTCCTTTCTCTGGCGTTCTTCATAGCCTTTCACCTGGGTATCAATGTTATTAATTGCCTTTTGAACAATCCCAGTCAGTTCTTTAATTTCCAGTCCGAACTGTTCATCTGGTTTTAGAAGTGCCTTTCGGACCTCCGTCCTCTTGTTATTCAGTGCATCTACAAATTTATTAAGCTTTGCCCGATCTGCTTTTGCAGCCTTTATCGTGTCATCCGTATAAACTGAGGATTCATATTCCTGAGCCGACACAGCAATTTCTTTTTTCAAATCCTCAAAGTTCCATTCAATCTTTTGCAGGAAGCTGTTTTCCTGTGGATTATATATTTTTAATTCCATGTGACCACCTTATATCGCTGGAAGAATAAGATCTGGACGCCGTCCCGTTTCCACACAATTCCAGAATCGTTTTTCAGCATCAACCAAATACTCAATATCTTCCTCCACGTCCTTTCTATCAATGAAATAATGCTTTGTTATAATACTTAGTTCTCCGCCCCATTCACTTTTTAGCTGGGCTTTTAACACAGCAAATTCATAACCTGTCACAGCCAGATAGTGGAGAACCTGACAAAAATAATTATCAGGTATTCTATCCTTCCACTTTTCCCTTTGCAGAGACTGAAGGAGATTGCTTGTCTTAATCTCTAAAATTCCATGTCTGCCAAACTGATCAATCAATTCTCCATCAAGGGAAGCATGTAACCAAGGAAAGTCAGAGTTTAGGAACATATTATTATCATCGTAGATAACCTGATATTGGGGAAAATCAAGAGAAAACAGCGCTCTTAAGCACTCTTCTGCTTTATTTCCATAAATAACATAGTCATTTTTTGAGATATCCTCTGGCTGACGTAATCCTGACTTTTCTTCCCATAGTTCCACATTGGACTTGTAAGGATTCATGCCTACACAGGCGCTGGCGTCAGATCCACCAATGTGATTTTTTCTGGCCTGCAACCACTCTTCTCTACTGCTAAGAACCATCTTCTTAACAGACATTTTGCTTCTCCTGAGTATGATATGTAATCCCAACAACAGAAGTCTGTTCTTCCTCTGCCTTTTCCTCAATACAGCTACAATGCTCTCCTGGATCCAGGTTGGCTCCACAATAAGGACATTCATTAGAATAAGCCATCTTTAAACCTCCTATTTTAATCCCAGTTCAATACTTACTATTTCATAAATAGAGTCCAGAATTTCCTTTTGTCTCATAGGATCATTTGATTCCATGACTTTTAGAGAATCAATAAGCAAGGTACAAAGACCTGCAAAAATACCGGAAGCCGGTCCAGCAATGGTTGTAGTAACTTCCCCCTCTAATCCTTTTTCCTTATTAAAGATAAGGCATATTGGTTCTTTCGCCTCTTCTCTCAACTTCTCTGGCATAGCAGCCAATAAAATAGCTTCTAACATTTTTTCCATCTTGATTTTCTCCGTTTCTCTACGTATAATAGAGTTGAAAAGTTATTATCAGTTTCTTTGATCCCTGGGAGTTGCTGCTCCTGGGGATTCTTTCTTTTGTAATCTTTACAGGTATACCGCCTGCTCCGATCCGGGCAACGATTGCGGAACCGACACGACTTACATGAATAGGTAATCATTTCTCACCCTCTTTCACAATACCTCCAATGTGCCACAAATTATAAAAATCAACATTATAGCTCCTATGGCAATCAATCTGCTGACAAACCATTCTACCCAATCAATAATGGGGGGGCGACTGCCATCCTGAAAATCATCCAGATTTTCAAAATATCTCATGGTATTCCTCCTTTCTGGAGTTAATCACCGCCGGTTATATCTTAAGCTTCTCTCCTTTCTACTAAATGATATCTTTCTTCAAAATACTGTTTTGGTACCCGCCCAAGCGGAAACCTCATATAACCCTTTCCCTCAAGCTCATCGTTCAACGCACGAACGACCTCCGATGCTTTAGTACGACCACAACCAAGTATAGTCATCACATCCTTAATTGTGTAATATGACAGTGTCACCATATTACTAAGCCCAGGCTCAGTTTTTTTCTTAGTTGCTCTTCCTTTTGGCATCCTTATCCCTCCTTACTGTTTTTTATAAACCAGATCTTTAAGCTATTATGAATTACAGATAATTCATCAAATGTAGCTATAATCTCCTCCAGTATTGGCATTTCACTTTCATCAATTATTCCATCTACTGTAATATCAATTAGACTTTCCTTGGTCTCCTTCAAATCTCTGATTGCTCCTAATGCCCGAAGAACAAGTCTATCCAGATCACCATCTATTACTGACGGCATATCTTTTCCCAGAGGGCATTCATTCGTACAAAAATGATTACATAAGTTTGGTGCATTATATGTATCTGCCATAATTAGCACAGCTTCAGGCGAAGGGCGACTTGAGCCCAGCTCCCAACTTGCAACGGTAGAAGGATCATATCCTAACATCTCAGCCGCTTTTTCCCGGCTCCTCAGTCTGTCATCAAAGATCGCTGCTTCTAATCTCGACTTACAGTAGATACTATTGGCTGCTTTCGTTGGCTTAGCTCCCATAGATTCCTACTCCAATCTGATTTAAAATTATATTAATAGCAATTCATCTCATCTTCACAATTTCTGCAATGCTTTAGTTACAGGTGTTTGACCACCGAGTACTTAAGAAAGGAAAAACATATATGAAGATTGAAAAAAGGGCACATGATATTGCTATCGCATTTGCATCTGTCAAGATGCAGGCTCGCATAAATTCAAACAATGACGATTCACACCAAGCCATGGAAGGTCAAATTTTAGAGTTTATCACGGATTACAACTTTGCTTTTTCTAATGCAGTTACTGTCCAAGCATTAGCTGATAATCTGGCTAAAGAATAATCCATTAAATCTTTAGCAATTTTTAAGGCTTCATTGAATTCGGCTGGGTTCAGGTAGTTGTTACTTGCAATTTCCAATAACATAGGAACAACAATCTGGACTTTTGCTGGATCAATACCTTTACTCCTTTTTTCTGCTTCGATACACGCTTTTTCACTTGAAACAAATTGTTTTGCTATCTGCTCCTTGAAATCTTCCATTTTTCCACCTCCTTTGGATTAGTTACATAATAGTTTTAACGTAAGACATCACACATTCCCATTTCCGGGATATTTAGCTGCCTGCTTACTTTTGTTACAATTTCACTGGAATATTCCCGTCCATGAATCACATTACTTAAATAGATTCTTGAGCAACTCAGCGTAACTGCAAGGTCCGCAACCGAAAGGTCATTATCAATTAAAGCCTTCTTTACTTCCTTACCCCATTTAGGAGTGTATACTGCCATTCAATTTCGCCTCCTTCCTGCAAACTTCCTTTACATTTGTTAGGTTGTAAGGTAAAATAAATTTGTAGTTTGGCTACTACAACACATACAAGAGGATTAGTTAAAACAGGTATTTGGCGATACCTAAATCCAAAGTTTAATACTGCAACCGCTATCAGTCTTGCGTGTCTATTGCTTCTCATGGGGGAATAAGGCTCACAGGTATGAATGATAATCTTTTGAGGGCTTGTCTACCTCGGTTGCATAATGTTGGAGAGTTCCGGGTTAGTGGCCCGGCATTTGTTGTATCCGAAACTACAAATTCACTTTACATTTGTAATTATAATTAGAACTTTCTAATTTGTCAATGGTTATTTTAGAATTTTCTAATGACAGGAGGGTTATTATGTCTGACATAATAGAACGAATACTTTATTTAGTTGATAATAGTAATAAAACGGCAAGTGACATATTGACTGAATTAGAACTTTCTAAAAGTTCAATTTCAGAATGGAAAAAGCGTAAGGCAAAACCATCCACTGATGCAGTAATTAAATTTGCGCAATATTTTGGAGTCAGTACAGATTATTTACTCCTTGGTAAAGAAGAGAATACAGTTGTACAGATAGGAGATAATGCTGATCTATCCACGGATGAGGCTGATCTGTTATCTTATTTTCGTGAACTACCAAGAAGTAATCAGCGATCAATACTAGTTCAAATGGAAAATATGATAAATCAAGAAAAAGAACAATCTGCAACTAAACAGGGAAAATACTTAGCTTAG